TTCTGGGCATTCACTCTCCCCGTGGCTCTGGAGGTCATTGACTTCCTGACTGGCTACATCAACGCCTGCATCAAGGGCGAGAGGAACAGTGCTGTCATGCGTAAGGGTGGCGGCAAAAAGTTCGGCGAGGCGATGTGCCTCCTCGTGGCTCAGTTGTTCACATGGGCGATGGGTCTGCCGAATGCGTTCCTGTATCTTGTCGCGTTGTACATCTCATTCATGGAACTGGTCAGCATTATCGAGAATATCAAGCAGCTCGGCGTCCCTGTCCCCGGCAAGGTGGAAGACCAGATCGATCATATCAAGGATGAACTCAAGCCGAAAGAGGATGACAGCCCCCTCGACATCGAGCACAGCGCCACCGATGACCGCGACCTTTCCCCCAAAGACGAATAACTACTACATCAAAGGCCGAGTCGGGTTTCCAACGACCCGGCCTTTTCTTTGCATAAGGAGATGATACCTTGGCTCAATCTACTCCGGGGCCGCGTCAGCAGAAGCCGACGACCGACCCTGCAACCCAGATTAACAACGCCATGCGCGACAATCCGCAGAATCTTGCGGCTGGTGTAGCGCGTGGCGGCGGACAGCAGACCACGCCCGCGCAGCAGATCAACAGCGCCATGCAGAATGCCTCTGCTCAGACCCCGATGACGAGAGACACCAGCGGCGCGGTGAAGGCTCCGGCTCGTGGCGCATATGACCAGCCGCTTCCGACTCGGCAGGTACAGTCCGGCTGGCAGAACGCCGCGACTCCTGCCCAGACTCCCGCTCCGTCCGTACAGACCCAGTCCAACGCGCAGACTACACAGGAAGCAACGGGCAATGTGTACTTCGTCGGCGGCAACGGCAGTGGTCCCAAGGGCATGAAGGTCGGCGACCAAGTCGTTACTGCGTCCGGCACTTACACCGTCATGGGCATCAACCCCGACGGCTCGTACCAGTCCAAGCTGACGAACGCCAATCAGAACACCTCGAACTACACGGGCGCATATGCCAACCACACCGGCAAGGTGTACCAAGTCGGCGCGGACAGTAACGCTCCGAAGGGTCTTCAAGTGGGTGACCAAGTCGTCACGGGCGGCGGTACTTACACCATCACCGGCGTGAACCCTGACGGCTCGTACTCGAAGATCCTGTCCAATAGAGGGCAGACGACCGGCAACTTCACTGGTCAGTATTCGACCGTACCCGGCACTGCTCCGGCTACGCAACAGCCTCAAGTCCCGAACTTCGCGCAGGGCTACCAGAGCGGCATCAACTACACCGATGAGATCAATAAGGCAAGGGCTGCTGGTGACCTAGCGGCGGCGGCGTACTTCGAGCAACAGCGAAACGCCAAGATTGACGCCGAGGGTTTGGGCAATCAGTACGCCAAGACCAACCAGTACTCTCAGTACCTCAGTCAGCTCACGCCCGAACGGCAGGCAATGCTGATGAACGGGTATGTGGCGCAATCGTACTACCCGGAGAACCCCAGGGACCGATGGATGCAGTGGGCCGATGAATGGGCGAAGAACCAGAAGGGCCTCGTGGACACCCAGATCGACTATGCCACCAACCAGGGTATCCTCGAGGCGCAACGTGCGGAGGAAGACGCCCAGCCTAAGTTTCAACAGCAACTCAACCAGAACGACATCGATACGGCCCGCGCCATGAGCAATAGCGCCCTTTACGCTGAGATGCGCGGCGACCGTGGCGGTATCGGTCAGAGTCAGTACAACGAAGTGCAGGCCGCGGGACTACGTGCGAAACAGGAGATCAATTCTGCCCGCACGAAGCTCGCTACCGACACTGCACGCGCGATCGCTGACCTCCGGTCCAAGGGTGAGTTCCAGAAAGCCGAGTCGTACATGAAGATTCAAAACGAGCTCATGGCCAAGTACTTCGAGATTGAGAACGCCATCCTGAACTACGGTATCAGTCGCGCCGAGTACGAGCAGGCGAAGGAGCAGGCCGACTTCAACCGCGACTACCAGGTTGCCAATCTCTTCGGTACGTACAACGGTCAGCCGACCCTTTCGGCTCAGAGGTACAACCAAGAACAGCTTAAGGCCAGTGGCCAGTGGAAGCTCTCGACAGGGATTATGCCAACTGCGGAAGAGCTTGCCGCGCTCGGTATCTCTGCGGCGGACGCGGCAACGGCGTCTTGGCGCCTCAGTGGCGGCGCGTACGGTATCGGCTCAGGAAATTTTAGTTCGGGCGGCTCGTACAGCGGCGGAGGCGGCGGGTCGTCCAGCTACAGCGGTTCAGGCTCCGGCGGCAGTGGCTCCGGCGGCAGTGGCTCCGGTGGTGGCGGAGGCGGCGGTAATGGCCAGAAGGCCCTGAACGCCGCGTTGACGTACGCCCAGCCTAAAAACTCCGCGCCGACGCCGTGGCAAAAACCGGTCAAAGGTTATGACATGTAATGAGAAGCAGGTGATGATATGTCCTTAGAAAAAGCGATTAGAAACACCGGCGGTAGAACCGTAGCGGGTACAAATCCTGCTTCTGCATTTACGCCGAGGACTCAGACCCAGCAGAGCAATAGCAATAAGAAGAAAAAGAAGAACGAGCCCCTTCAACTCCAGGCTACTGAGGACAACCTGGCCAATCTGCGTCAAACCCAAAAGGCGTGGAACCAGGCCCGCGGCGATGATCGTATCGCCAACATGGGCTCCGGCACGTCCGGCGGCATGGGCGTCGGTACGACCAGGACGAAGAACACCGATACGTACCAGCCGACGAAGTCTCAGCAGGTGGCGCTCCAGCGTCAGATCCAGCACGTCATGGAGAAGCGCGAGCAGGACTTCCAGAAGAAGTATGAGAAGGCTAATCGGGCTACCATGGACGCGGCGCAGAAGACCCTGGAGAGCGATAAGTCTGAACGCGGCAAGGCGGAGTATGAGTGGGTCAAGAAGAACCAGTACAACTACTGGACGACGGATGAGCTCAAGCGCGGGATCCAGGCGGCAGAGAGATCGGCCGCCACTGCGGACAAGAAGCTCCGCGGTACGAGTAAGGACACTGTCGACTCCCTCATCAAGAACTTCGACTCCGCATCTGCGCAGAAGAAAAAGTCCAGCGCGGACCTTGACGCCATGCGCGGTGAGCTCGAGTTCCGGGCGTACCAGGACGAGATCAATAAACTGCCTACGCCCCTGAAGAACCGGCTCCTGAAAGAGTCGGGCCAGTGGCAGGATGAGATCGCGGACAATCAGCAGTACTACGTCGGCGATAACAAGGTCGGCTACGAGGCCAGCAAGATAAACCTCGAGATCCTGCGCAAGGACCTGGGTAAGATCGGCTACTCGGAGGAAGAGGTCGACGCCCTTCTGCGCTATGCCTCCCGGATGTACAATGCCGAGCAGATGCAGATCGCGCAGAAGCAGGTCGAGAACGCGTCTGGTCTCGGTAAAGCGGCCCTGTCTGTCGCGAGTGTTCCAATGAACCTTGTCGGCGGCGGCATCGGCGTTGCGGACCTGGCGATCCAGAGAGCGACGGCGAAGACCGACCCGTTCACCGGTCAGCGCCAGTCCATCGATTACAACTCCCGCGGTCAGATGCTCTCCAATACGGCGAGCACGATCCGCGGCACGGTATCCCGAGACCTTGGGCCGGGCGGCGCTTTCGTATATCAGACAGCGATGAGCATTGCTGACTTCCTCGCGGCGGCCGGCGCCGGTGGTCCGGGCGCCCAGGTTATCCTTGGTACCTCGGCCGCTCAGAACGCAGTCCAGGACGCCCATATGCGCGGCGCCTCTGACGACCAGGCTCTGGCGGTTGGCCTTGCGGCCGGCGTGTTCGAGTCGTTGTTCGAGAACTTGTCCCTCGAAAAACTCAAAGCGTTCCAGACAGCGAAGAAAGGTGCCCGTCTCACGACGGGTGAGATCTTGGGCATGATCGGCAAGCAGAGCTTTACGGAAGGTTCTGAAGAGGCCGCGACCACCGTGGCCAACACCCTGACCGACATCATCCTCATGGCCGACAAGAGCCAGATCGCGCAGGCCAAGCAAGCGTACATGGCCCAAGGTATGACCGAAGAGGATGCTACCAGAGCCGCATGGAAGGACGCCGCAAAACAAACGATGCTTGACGCATTGGGCGGTGCGGCCTCCGGTATGGCGATCGGTGGTTTCACCGGCGCCGGCGCGAAATTGCGCTATCGTGTGGCGGACCGAGTGGCCGGCGCGGATGAGCATGCTGTGCAGTATGCCCTCGATAATGTGCAGGCCGGTATGTTTTATCCGAGGTCCAGTCAGACCTATAAGCAGGCGGCTTCGATCTTGAAGGAAATGAACGCCGGCAAGTCTATCGAGCAGATCAACAGAGCGAAGCTCGGTAAGCTGAATAACCTGATCGAGGAGGACCACCGAGTTGGTAACTATGCCTCCGACAGTCGGACCGGCGTTGGAAACGTCTTGTTCGAAACTGTAGAACAGGACGGTGAGACATTTGTCAAACCTGTGGTCCAAATGGGTCCGATGACGGAGGCGTTCCGAGCCGAAGGCCTCAATGCAAACGACGCCCTTGCCCGTGCTGACGTCCTTCAGGACCTTGTGGATGGCGAGGAAGTCACCAACAAGAAACTCAAAAAGGTCCTCAAGATCTTCAGCCCGGAGACCAAGGCTGTGTTCGAGCAGATGACCGGGACGTCCGTGCCGGAAGGCATGGATATGCAGAAGACCCTGGACTTCTATCGTAATGCCGCCCAGAACTTCGGAGACAAGCAGGCCGCAGAGGCTTGGGCGCAGGAGCAGGCCGAGGAGGACCGTGCTCAGGCGGAAGAGCAGGCGGCCGAAGCGATGGAGGAGATTGAGGCCCAGGCTGAGACCCTGGCCGCTGAGGCTGAGGAGCAGGCCGCTGAAGAGATGACCATCCCTGTGGAGTCTGAGGAACAGGCGCCGGAGGAGACGACTCTCCAGGCCGAGCAATCGCAGAACCCTCCGGCTGAGACCCGTGAGGAGTTCGAGGCCCGGTACACTCAGAGCCAGATCATGAAGCGGGGTATCGCCCCGACCAAGGAACAGATCGAAAAGGCCTGGCGTCGCCACACCGATACCGACGGTATCCTCTTGTCCAACGGCGAGTACGTCGGTAGGGAGGAGTTCTATAAGGAAACCAGGGAAAACGCCGCCACTGACCCGGAGGATCCCATTGACCTGACGGACGATCAGTTGGAGGAGTTGTACCTGGCCGCACGTACGGACAGTCGGCTTGAGCCCGTGCCTGCGTCTGCCTGGGGCCGTACTGAGACCAAGACGAATGAAGAAGAAGCTCCGGTGGAGGAAGCGCCGGCCGAAGCGCTCGCCCAGGAGGAATCCCCTCAGGCAGAAGATGAGCCCGCGGCCACGGTGCTGTCCGTCGCCGAGGAGGCTACCGAACCTGCGGAGCAATCTGCACCTTCTGAGCCTGAGACGACCGAAGAGCCGACCGCAGAGACTGAGCAAGCCCCGGCGCCCCCTGTGGAGGAGAAGGTCCAGGAGACGAGGAAGAAGTCGGCTCCTGCAAAGAAGACCACGGCGAAGAAGACTGTCATCCCGACCAAGGCCGAGGCGGAGGCGTCTCGGAACGAGTCGGTGTCTGTGACCAAAGTCACAGAGAAAAAGACTGAGTCGAAGTCTGAAGAGAGTCCGACCTCCACCGAGGCCCTTGACAAGAAAGCCAAAGCGTTCTTCATTCAGAACCGAAAGACTATGCTCGCAGAGGAGGGCGCTTCTGAGGAGGCAATCAAGGACACTGCGTGGCATGAGGAGATGTGGGAGAAGGCGTCCCCTGGCGATAAGCTTATTGCTTATATCGGCGCCAAGGGCGTAAGGGTCTCACCGGATGGCAGAAGTCGATCCTTTAAGATCTGGAAATTCCTCGACGACCTCGTGTCGCACGGCGGCGATCTGGACCCCAGGGCCGCCGCGCAGACGTTCGTAGAGGCCCTGGACGGTGAGTTCAAAAACACAAGGCCAAGCACCCTAGTGACTAGGGCGTACGAGTTAGCAGGTCGCGAGATCCCCAAGGGTATTCGTGAGGAGTACATCGGGGCCCCGAAGAAACCCGCCATTCCTATGAAAGCCGAAGCTGAGACGAAGAAGAGCTCCGCCTCCAGTCCTGTTGTCACGGTCGGCGGACTGAAGAGCGCCGGAGGTAAGATCTCTTGGTCCATGGAGACCACGGCCAACCTGATGAAGAAGTTGCTCGCGCCGCTCGGTATTAAGGACGTCATCTTCGACAGTACCCGTACCGGCGACACGAACGCCTGTGTCATTGACAAGACGATCTACCTGAATGAGAACCGACTGACCAACGCCGGCCTGATCTACTGGGCTGTGGGCCACGAGCTCACGCACCCCAGCAATGACAGCGACCCGGAGTTTGCAAAGAAGGTTGTCGACACAATCTCCGCGATGGCTCAGGACGGTAGTCTGAACGGTCTGTTCGACAAGGAGATCCTGGACGAGTTCAAGGACCCTGACGGCGCGATCGCCAACCGTACCGAGACCTACACTAATATGTACCAGCAGAATGGTTATTCCCCGGCTGAGGTCAAGCGCCTCACCTCGGAAGACGAGATGCGCGTCGAGGTTGCCGGCGACTGGATGGGTTACCTGTTCGCTGACCAGGCGGCCCTGGAACAGCTGGCTGGTATCCGACCGGACTTCATCACCAGAGCACTCCGTGTGGTCGAGCGCCTTCGCGGAACTAAAGTCTCCGGTATGCTGAAGAACGCCAAGGCCTACCTCGATACCAAAAAGATCCTGGACGGACTGGCCAATGATATGCGGGCGGCGCTGATGCAAAGCGCCCAGGCCGAGGGTCCGATGGCGGATCCCGAGGTGAAGTACTCTGCTCACAAAGGCCCGGCGTGGAAGAACGTGCAGTACGGTTTCAAGCTGATGGACGTTGACGAAGAGGGGAGACCTCATGCGATGTTCATCGACGCCGGAAAGCCGTACGAACTCGGGGCGCTTTACGACGCGGACTCCCCGGACCTTGTCGCCCTGACCAAGCTGGAGAAGGGCTACGTCTACGAGGTCGATGAAAATGGCGACGCCGACGAGAGCACCAGGCGCCCGGTGGAATGGAAGCGAAGAGTCAGTAAGGCCGGTAAGAAGAGCACGTCTCTTGGCCCACTCCCGACCCCGACAATGATCCGCGAGTCCGGCGAGAACGGGAAGCGTTGGATGGCAGTCGTTGAAGCGAACGACGGCAAAGGCCATGACGGCAAGGGAACCGCGGTCTATAACATTGGTATCAACGGCTCCGGCACTTCGTCCACATATTCCATCCGGCCTGGCATTCACGCAGTGGACATCCCGTCTATGCGGCACATCGGCTCTAAGTCGGCAGGGTCCTCCAAAATTGACACCCGGCGCCCGAACCAGCGCTGGTTCCTCATTGAATACCCGGTCGACCAGGACTATAACCAAGAGGCCTACGCCAACCCTGACAAGGACATTAAGGACCACATCCCGGCCAACGGCTGGTACTCCTACCAGACCAACTCCGGTGCCGAAGCGAAACAGCACTGGTTCATTACCGGCGGCATGAAGATCGTCGGCCCGGTGTCTGAGGCGGACGTTCGCAAGTACGCCAAGGACCGGGGATTCGCTGAAGACCTGCCGTGGAAGAACGGCAAGACCTATGACGACTCCGACGCAATTGACCTTGATGAGTACATCCGCACGACCGACGCCCAGCCCACCCCGTCCAAACAGGAGATGCGGCAGAGGATCGAGGCCGAGAGAAACATGTGGTCTGTTGACGGGTCCGGCGATGTGCGGTATAGTGCAAGTAGGCCAAAGATTTCTCGTAAGGCCGATAAGAGCAAAAAGACGTTCAAAAAGGACGTCAATGCCAATGGCGTTTTTGATCATACGTCACTGATCGACCTCGACCCGTATTCTGACGGGCCGTCGACAGAATTGGAACTTAAACAAGTCTACAGTATGGACGGCGGCGATTTGGAAAAAAGCGACAACCAAGAGTTCGCTCAATTCCAAGACGCACTACTCCAACTTAGCCAGGGCTTACCCGCCTATGGTGAAAGTGAGACGCCGGTCACCGTTTCTGGAACGATTTTTGCGTCGGATGACACAGGGCGCCGATTCTTATACGACGTTGAGCTGGACGGCTATATGCACGGAGAAGTAATCGGTAAGACTGACCTGAAGCAGTTCAACGCCGAAAGAGAAAGGAGTCAAAACGATGGACAAGCCTTTGTGGATACTCGAGGACGAATTGGCACAGCACGGTCTGAGCTTCGATCAGAGAACAGAATTTCTCGCGGGTCTGAGCAACCCAGAGGATATGCTGAACTTCGCGGAGTGGCTGGTAGATCACAAGAAAGCCAGCCGGCAGGAAATGCTCGCCGAGAAGCACCGTCTGATGAAAGCACGACAGGGGAACTGAATACCTCTGAAGCAGCAACGTCTGAGAACGAAGACGAGGCTGCTTCTTCTATGCGCTTCTCCGCCGTTGGCCCCGTGACCGGCTTCTACAACCTCTCCGAACGTGTGCTGGCCGACGTCAAGCAGGACAAGCTTGGTGCCGCTTCTGTTGTCAACATGCTCAGGGGCAAAGGCGTCAAGGCCGAGGAAATCAAGTGGCTCGGCATCGAGGACTTCCTCAAGGGGAAGAAGTCGGTGACGAAGCAGGAGCTCCTGGACTGGATCGCAGCAAACGATCTGGTGCTTGAGGAGGAGACTCTCTCCGACAGCGAGAATTACACTTTCAGTAGCGCGGGGCCGCAGTACATTGACCTCGAGACCGGAGACGAATTCGACGACCTCGACTCTGCTCTTGAGTCCATGCGCGAATGGTTTATCGACCACGAGGGTTGGTCCGAGGAAGAGGCGGACGAGTATATTCAGGCAGATGAAGACGGCGTCTATATGGACACCAACGATAATTACCAACGCCTGGTCGGGGTATATGAGAACGATGACTTTGACGACGAGGTAAACGAGACCCATTGGTCTCAGTATACCACACCCGGCGGCACGAACTACCGCGAGATTCTCTTCCGTATGCCCGGCAGCGATTATACAAATGGCGCCATGACTACGCACTGGGGGAATGCTGGCGGAGTTCTGGCCCATGCCCGAGTACAAGACTTCACCGATAACCGCGGTCGGCCAATTCTATTTGTTGAAGAGATCCAGTCCGACTGGCATAATGCGGGGCAGCAAGAAGGATATGTAACGCGATCGGATGTTGAGAAGGCCCAGCAAACCGAAGCCAGGCTGCGCGATCTCGAAAATCAAATCTTTCGTACGATGCAGCAGGGCGACCAGGCCGAGGCCGATCGCCTGACTGCTGACAGAGAAAGACTCTTGGACAGCCTATACCCTCATAATCGGAGCGCCCGAGAGGCTGAACGTGCGGCAAAGGAGTATCGCCAGAGCGATGCATTCGCCTCTATCCGAGAGAATCAATGGGTAAAGAAAGCTGCTCAGGCCAGGGGCCAAACAGTGGATACCTATCTAAGGGATCTCAGAAGTGGCTTTGACTTCCAAGAATTTCTTAGGGAGGTTCTGCTCGAGGCACAGAGAGACTGGAGTGCTTCCGGTGCGGAAGCTCGGAAGGAGCCTTTCCCGACGGTATTCGCGCCCGGCGACTCTGAACTCATCGGCCGGTACGAAACACTCCAACAGACCGCGCAGAGAGAGCAAGACGCCCTGGTACGGGAGCACAATGCGGAGATGCGGGACAAGGTTCCCGATGCCCCCTTCGCCAAGAACTACACTGACTTCGTGCTCAAGCGTCTGCTGCGCGAGGCGGCCGAAAACGGTTACGCCGGCATCGCTTGGACGACTGCAGACATGCAGGCAGACCGGTGGAGTGACGCGTATTCTGAAGGATACCGGATCGAGTACGACCAGGATATCCCGAAGTTCCTCAACAAGTTCGGCAAGAAGTTCGGCGCGAAGGTCGGTACGACCGAACTGGAGTCTGATGGCAAGGATATCACAGTCCCCTTCATCCCTGTCACCGAGGAGATGCGCGAAGCAATCCTTACGAACGGCCTGCCCAAGTTCTCCGCCCGTGGAGAGAACCCTGCATTTGATGCTTACATGGACAAGCTCATGGAGAAACAGCGCCAGCGGTACCTCCAGGCCAATCCGCCCACGGAACGTGTGTCTGTGACGAACAGCACCAACCGAGCGCTGACCGACGAGGAGAAAAAGAAAGCCAACCTCGAGACCCGCGACCGGACCCACATCGAAGTGAAGGACCCGGCCATGGCGCAGATGGCCTCCATGCGACTCGACGCCGATTACGACGGGGAGAAGCAGAGGCTGTTCGGTACCTATAATAAATGGGACGCCGCTGACCTGGCCACCGCTGAGTCGATCATCAAGCAGGAAGTGGAGAAGGCCCGCGAGACCGACGACTACTCCGAGGCCCGGCGCCTGATCCGCATGCACGATCATCAGATGAGCGACTGGGGTCTCGCCGGCCACACAGCCCGCAACTTCGGTCACTCCTTTGCCGGCATCGTCACAGACGCCACGAATACCCTGGACGAAGCGGCCGAGCGCGAACCTGCCAACCAGGGCAAACGCAACCGCGCCCGTAAGGTGACCGAGGGTGTAAGCCAAGCCGGTAAGGACGCGCTCAACCAGGTGCGACGTGAGATCGAGCAAGCCGGCAACGAGACCCCGGGTGCCCGCCCGAGCAATCTTCGCGGCGACACCGATGCAAACGGACGTCCCGTGATCCCGAGCAAAGAGACCGTCGAGCGCAACAAGCGGAACCGCGGCAAGGCGAAAGGCCAAGAGCAAGAAGGCGAAGGCAACCAGGGTCGTAATATGATCAACGAGCCCTTCACCTTTGAATACTCTCGTGTCGTTGGTGAGGCCGTGGCCAAGAGCATCCAGTCCCGGATGAACGCGAAGAAGCAGAGTAAGACCTTCTTGCAGCAGCTGCAGTCGGAGATCATGCGCTTTGCCTCTGAACGTATGCCCGCCAAGAAGAACCAGTCCAAGCCGACCACGGCAGTCGAACTGCTCAAGAGCTACGTCGACAACCGGAAGTTCTTCGACGAGGCCTGGCAGTCCGCGAGGGAAGAGCTTCAGCGTCAGTACGGCGATAAGCTGCCCGGCGCTGTGCAGAGCTTCATGCGCGGCTGGTACGGCCTGAGCGACGGCGCCCTGACGAGTAAGATCATGCGGGCCGCCATCGTTAATGCGGCGATGGACTCTAACGAGACCCGTGAGATCATTCAGAAGCAAGCGGCCATCGGTGCGCAAAATATCGGTAGCCGAGTCGCTGATGAGCTCACCCGACAGACCGGCGCGAAGGGCGAGCTGGCCGACATGATCCACGCCGCTGCAGACTTCTATGTTGATGAGGTCGTAAGCAAAGGCGACCAGGCCAAGATCCGCGACCGTCTGATCCAGCATGCGCTGCGCGACATTGGTAAGGCTATCGACGACAAGACCGGCCCGAAGTCTATGTCGAAGCTGGGTGCCACGAGCGCGGCCTCCAAGGCGGTCGTTCGTGACGGTGTTATCAACACCCTAATCAACAAATATAATGTGTCGCAGGCTGACGCTGAGAACGTGGCGAACGTGGTCGGCGAGCGCTTTGACACCCTGCTCCGGCAAGGCATGGAAAAGCGGCTCGAGTCCCTGTTCAAAGAGCGCAAGAGACCCGACAAGACGAAGCAGCAGTCCTTCCTGGACCGCGTCCTCGAGCTCACCAACCTCGGCGCTATGGACAGCAAGGACTATCATGACGCTGCAGTCAACAAGCTCCTCGACGGGTACACCACGCGCCGGGGCACCACGGTCGATAAGGTCCTCAATAAGGTCTACGACTACGCCAACCGGCTCGAGATGATCCCGGAGGGCGACGTCTACGGTCTGAAGCAACTGGTCGAAAAGTTAAACGCCGAGCGATGGACCGGCGGCATGTTCAAGGGCAACGAGCTCCACCGCACACTGCGCAACGCAATTAATACCGTTGCGTCCCAGCCGGGTGGCGAGCGCTTCCTCCGTCAACTCGCAGCGGCTCAGATCAGAGGCATTGCGAACGACAACTCCAAGCTCACCCCGACCGAGGCGATCAGCAGTATCCGCTACCTGTCGATGCTGTCCAAGCTGACCACGACGATGCGAAACCTCGTGGGCAACACGACGTTCGACCTGACCGAGACGGTCTCGAACAACTTCGCCACGCCTCTTGACATGCTGCTCTATAATTTCACCGGCCGGCGCACCACGGACTGGGATCGCTCCTACGCCAGTGACGCCAAGCGGAGAGGTATGATGGATGCTGCACGTCGCGCCTACATCGAAGTCGCTCTGGACGCCCCGATCGAGGACGGCCAGAACCGATGGGAGATGAAGGACGGCCGCACGTTCAAGATGGCCAAGTCCAATAACCCCAACGCGCTGAACGTCCCCGCCAACATGGCAGAGCGCCTCCTGAGTTCGATGGAGAAATGGCAGAGATATCTGCTGACGGTCTCCGACGAATTCTACAAGGGCGGCATCCGTGACGAGCGGCAGCGTGGTATTGACCGGCTCAAAGCCCACGGACTTCTCGAGGAGGACGCGCTCGAGAACGAAGCCCAACAGGTGGCTCTCGAGCGTACCTTCCAGAACCGTGACCGCATGGCCTCGGCCCTCGACTCTATCCGCGGAGCCCTCGACACGGTTGCTGGCGTCAAGGACTACAAGGGCAACCGGATCGGTCTCGGCACTGCGCTGATGCCGTTTGCCAGGGTCCCGGCCAACATCGCCGGTCAGGTCCTGAACTATTCCCCGGCTGGCCTGATCAAGGCAGTCGTTGAGGTCGCTGATGTCGCAAAGGCCGGCAAGAAAGCCACGGCGGAACAGCAGGCCAAGGCGGTCCGTGACTTCGGCCGCGGCGTCAACGGCACGACTCTGATCGCGCTCTTCGCCCTCGCGGCTCTCAAGGGTGCGCTGAAGCGGGCCGGCAGCGGCGACGACGATGAGGACGCTCTGCTCCGTGACATGGGTCACACTGGCGTCCAGCTCAACATCGACTCTCTGCAGCGGATCCTGAAGAACGGCGACCCGACCTGGCAGAAGGACGACACGCTCATCGCCCTCGGCGGCATCGAGCCCCTCAATGGTCCTATGGCCTTCGGCGCCCTGCTCGCTGACAGCATCGACGACGAGAGCGCCTGGTGGGCTAAGATCGGCAACGCCAACTGGCAGACCGCGATGCAGGCACTGGCAGACCTCCCGGCCATGAGCTCGATCAACAATATCATCAACGCCTACAAGTACTCCGACGAGAAGTACGACCCGGAGACGAATCCCAACGGTGGCCCGCTCAAGCAGGCCGCCGATGCGGCGGCGACTGGCTTCGGTGATTTCGCCGGCAGCTTCGTCCCGAACATCCTCGGCGGCATTGCGTCGGGCATGGACGAAGGCAAGACCAGAACGACAAGGACCTCTGATAAGCGTGGCCTCGAGGCGATCCCGGAAGAGATGCTCAATCAGGCCAAGCTCAAGATCCCCGGGCTCCGGTCGACCTTGCCTCAGGCCCTGGACAGCTTCGGCAACCCGAGGCAGACCACGGCGACCAAGACGCAGAATTGGCTGAACACCAACGTCCTGCCTCTGGCGATCAACTCCTTCCAACCGAACCCGGTGAGCCAGGAGCTGATCAGACTGCGCGAAGAGGGCGCCAAGGTCACCATGCCTTCCCGCAATCCGATCAAGACGGTCGACACTGCGGACGGGCAGAAGAAGCTCACAGAGTCTGAGCGTCGCGAGTACCAGCAGACGATGGGCGCGGCGGCATTCAAAGCCATGTCCGATGCGATCGGTTCGTCCGAGTACGGCAGGATGCCAGAAGACACCCGGGCGGAAGTCTGGTCCGGCGTCAAGTCCTACGCCACGGCGAAGGGCAAGCAGGAGGTCGGCGGCAAGTCCCAGGATCCCGACTGGTACGACAACTACCCCGGCACTACTGCAGACCGCGCGATCGCGAACGCCTGGTGGAAGACCGCCAGAACGAACGCGGGTCTTGACAGCAGTCCGACGCAGGCTGAGGTTATCGACGCCATCACGAAGGCGGGCCTGTCCGACAGCATGACGCAGACGCTGATCAACGGTCACCTGAGCGAGGCCGGCATCGAGAAGTACAACGGCGCCAAGGCCATCGGCCTGAATCCGTCGACGTACATCAACATCCTGGAGGCTACGGCCCAGGAGAAGATGCCCGCCGACAAGAACGCCAACGGCAAGTCGATCTCCGGCTCTCGCAAGAACAAAGTTGTTGCCTACCTGAACAACCTGGTCCAGCAGGGACAGATCACCCAAGACCAGGCGAGCTTCATCATCCACAACGTCTACGGCTGGAAATGACCATAAAAATTATACCCCTCGGCCTCTTCGGCTGAGGGGTATAACATCCCGAGCGGGCATTGGATTTGCAGTCTGTAACGGTCTGCAACAGGCTGTAAGAGGTTATTCTGTTGCACTCGCGTTGCACCTCGTACCCTAAAAAGTCGTTGATTTTCAACGCCTCCGGGGTTTTTCGTTGTTCCTTGGTAAGGATGAGGTCGGCAGTTCGAATCTGCCCAGCAGCTCCACTAAAAAACCCTGTAGTTTCAACGGCTACAGGGTTTTTTCTTGTCTCCGTCGCTGGTAAATATTAGGTTGTTCTTGCAGTCTGGTGCAACCTTGGTTAGACTGCTTCGTTGCAAGCGTGTTGCACCTGTTGTCGCGACCGCTGTTGCACCAATGAGGCACCTGTTCTACCTTAAATTCCCACAGCGGCGAGCACATGACTATCTCTGATGAGGTTGGCCGTTATGCTCTGGCGCTGTGCCTCAAGGTAATGGCCGTAGATCTCGAGGGTGATCGCCGAGGTGGCGTGACCCGCCATGTACTGCACGGCCTTCACGTCGATCCCCGCCTCGAACCAGCGGGTGATGCAGGTGTGGCGCAGCAGGTGAGGGTAGACGTGGAAGTCCATACCGTATTTAATCTGCGGGTGGTGCGGGTCGATCGGCTTACCGAGGAGCTTCGGGTCGTCAGTGGTCCGGGCCTCGATCATCGCCCACATGTTCTTGAAGCTGATCTGGGTGATCGGGCCGCCGTCCTGTTTGTGCAGGACGTAGAGGCTCGTGGTGCCCTCGCATTCGGCCCTCAGCGCTTCTGTGAGCCAGTCTGGGATCGGAATGGTGCGGTGGGCTGCCTCGGACTTGAGATCGCTTGTGAGCTCTCCTGCGGCCTTGTAGAAGGTCCTAGCACGGTTCACCGTGATAGTCGCCGGGGAGGACGTGAAGTCGATGTCGCTCCACATCAGCCCGCAGACCTCCTCGCGCCGGAGACCCGCGCCCAACATGATGGCCACACAGATATAGGCGCGGGTGCCTTTGAGCGCCCGGAGCAACTGCTGAGACTGCGCCGTGGTGAGCGGTACCTTCTCGGGCGTGTCCTTACCGGTGGGCTTGAGCGAATCGGGGACGGGAGACTTCACGATGATGTGGTTCTCCACCCCGGCGCGGAAGATCCCCCGTAGGGTCTGAAGGGTCTTGGCCTGGAGGGACTTACTCATGCCGGACTGGGTGGCCATGATCTGCCGGATGTGTACAGGCTGTACATCCCGTACCTTCATCGTACCGATGACCGGGAGGATCCAGTTGTTCACGACGTTCAGCACACCGCGGCGGCCGCCCTCGCGCAGGTGGGGTTTCTTATAGACGTCGTACCAGGTCTGCGAGAGCTCGGTCACCGTGACGTCACTGGACACGTCGATGCCGGCGCCGATCTCCGCCTTGATGATCTGGTACTTTTTCTCCAGGTCCTCCTTCGTGACGGACCGGATGTACTTCCGTTTTCCATTGGGTAGGGTAATGGTTTTGGTGTAAAGCTTCTTTTTTCCTTTCGTATTCATAATGTTCCTCCTTGCAATATCCCGCTCGAGATGTTACAATAGGAGTTGACCTCCTTTATATTTGTGGTTATGTTGTAGTCTCCGCTATATGAAGATTGGTCTTACCGCCCTGGTGTTGGTCGCGCCGGGGCGGTTTTTTTTGTTTAATCGAATATGAGTATCGTGACATAGAGGGTTGCGGCGTAAATAAGCAAGGCACAGATAATCAGAATTGGCTTACGGAACTTCTCCGCCTTTTTGAACCAAGCAGCATTTCCTAGCCACATCGAGAGGACCACATAGCCTACGGCGAAAAGGATATATGTGACTACGGTCATCATGAGCGCATATTCAAGGCATTGGAAATACTCTCCCGCTTTGAAGGCGGCGCGGATTTCTCCGTTCGTGATAGTGGAGAACAGAGAGGCGAGGGCACCGCAGCCTATGGGTCCTAGCTTAAATTTGTTTTCTTCGTCATGCATAAGAACGACCTCTTTTTATCCCTTGTTTCTGTCTTTCCTGGCCTGGACGAACTCGGCGTACTTCAGAACATCTTCTAAGTCGTGTTCATCCATCTTTTCAGCACCGTCCCAAAGGGCGAACATCAGCTCCTGTTTCTTATCCCTCGGTCGGGGCGAACGTGCGCGATAAGTTTTCTCGTACTCATCGAGACCGTCGTCCAGCAGATCGGCCCGCGATACCTGCAAGTATTTGGCGAGCTTATCTAACTGCTCAGGTCTGGGGAAGCGGGCGCCCTGCAACCAATTAGATATTGTAGTGTACGGGATCCCAGTTGCGCGGCTTAGGTCGTTGCGAGTTACCCCACGCGAAGTCATATAGTCTGCCAGGTTCATGGCGAACTGAACTTTTGCGTCTTCCTGGCTCATGGGAACAGCCTCCTTTCAATGGCTCTGGCTATACTATAACCCAAACGGGGTAAAAAAGCAAGAAAAATTTTTCGATTTTTTGAAAATTCCCTCTTGACAGATTACTCAGAGCGGGTTATACTGAGCGCGTGATGGCGGAAAACCAGGCCGCCAGAAAATTTTTTACCTATAAGCTACTCAATACGAGTCAAGGAGGTGACACAGTGAGTAATCTTCGCGGCGATTTCGTGGAGAGGATCAAGAAAGTTCTGGCCGAAGCTGACCTCTCGGTCCTTGAACTGGCGCTCCGGATGGACGTCCCCTACACCACTCTCCAAGGATGGCTTACCGCGGATAAGTTCCCGCGGCCCGAGACTTACGACCGAGTTATGGATCGGCTCGATGAGATCGGGCGGACCACCGACCAATAACCCACGACCAATGGAAGGAGACTACAACAGCCATGTGCGACTATTCCTCGCGGCTCCCGTATTGCCCTGGCAACCGGGTGTCGTGCGTGACGAACAGGAAGGGGAAATGCCTCTGCCTGGTCGACACCGACTTCATCACGTCAGAAAAACCCTGCAAGTTTTATGACGACGGCTCAAAGGCCGCCGAAGCAGAACGCCGACTCGCCAAGCTCAGAGCGGCCGGCAAGATTTGAAAGGAGACTACAACATGAGCAAATTCAAAGTAGGAGATCGGGTGCTTGCGATCGACAATATCAAGCACTTCAACACCCCGATGCCCGGCACGATCTTGCGACTGTATCGCGCCGAACCAATCGAAGGCAAGTATGACTATCTCGTTCGATTCGATGACGGCGCGGAACTCTGGTCGAACGTGACCAGCCCGATCCGTAAGAAGTACCCCGTGATCGTCATCACCACGGACGGCAAGACCACGACGGCGACCAAACGTCGGGGCAAAGAAGTCCTCGGTACGGCCACTGCCCGCTGCCATGAGGGCGACGCGTTCGACTTTGACTTCGGCGCGGCCCTCGCACTGGCCCGTCTGGTCGGGGCGAATATCGAAATCCGCAAACCAGAACCCCCGAAGCCTAAATTCTTCACTGGACGAGTTGTCTGTGTCGATTCTCACACCCCCTGGTGGGTGGTAGGCAAGGTCTACGTGGTCTGTAACGGCTATGTTATCGACGACGAGGGCGATGACAGAGGCCCGTTTCGTGACTTCGACGAGATGAACGACCAACTGTGGGCTAAGTTCATCCCGCTCGTGGAGGACTGACCATGCTGAAAGAAGTCTACAGCCTCGAGGACCTGGCCGAGCGATGGAACGTACCGCACAACGCTGTGTACACCGCGCTCCGGTCCGGGTCGCTTCAGGGCTTTAAGATTGGCGGCAAGTGGCGAGTGACCGCCGAGGCGCTGAGAGACTTCGAGTCCAGACCGGCGATCCCTACGGCGCCTCCCGCACAGCCCCCTCGCCAATTCATTTATTAGGAAGGAGACTACAACATGGCAATGGAAGAAACGAAAGAAAAAAGAACGTACATCCTCTTCGAGAAGCTCGAGGACGGGCTCATGAACTCGGAAGTGGAAGGCTCCCTCAAGGACATCGTCTCTATCCTGCTCACCGGGATCGAGAAAATGTTCGATGACCCGATGGAGCGAGCCATTTTCAAGACCGGGCTCAAGAAGGTCTATGACCACTGGAGCGAAGAGGAGGCTGGCGCGAATGATTAAGAATGAAGTAGCTCGCGCCGCACTGACTGTAGCACAGCAGTGGGCGATTGATGAACTCCAAGCCGCACAGGACCGCGCCACCAAACTGCGGTGCGGAGGCTCTGCGTACAACGATGCGATCAATTCGATCCATTATCTGATGGATATGATTAATCGCATTGACTACGCGCTCAACGTGGAAGAGCCGACCCCGGTCGCGCCGGTACCTCTCGGGGCATCGCTGATCGAAGAGGGCCCCAACCCTGTCGAGCCAGACCCCGAACCCGCACCGGAGCCCGAACCCGAGAAGACCGTCGTCCTCGTCGACATCTCCGAGGTACGCACCAAGGCCAAGGAGGCCAGGGACGCCGGCGTCAAGCTCCCCGAGGTATGGAAGGCATTCGGCGGCACTAAGCTGAGTGACGTTCCCGCCGCCAAGTACAACGAGCTCATGGACCTGCTCGACTCTAAGATGAAGGAGATCGGTGGCTAATGCCGGGACTTCACGCAACCCTCTCCGCCTCCGGTGCGCATCGGTGGATGGCCTGTACGCCATCCGCCCGCCTGGAGGAGAAGCTCAAGGACCGCCTGGGTGAGAAGTCCTCGCCCTTCGCGGAGGAGGGCACCAAGGCCCACAGTCTCTCTGAGCTCAAGCTCCTGTACGAGAAGGGCAAGCTCGGCCACAAGGACGGCATCAACGAGTTTTGCTACAAGAAGCGCCGGGAGGCACTGGGCGACATCCCTGAGGAGATGGACCAGAAGACTGACGAGTACGTCGACCGGGTGATCGAGATCTTCATGTCGGTCCGACGGGCCTGCCCCGACGCCCTGCTCCTCCTCGAGGTCCGGGTCGACTTCAGCACCTGGGTTCCGCATGGGTTCGGCACCTCCGACGCTGTGATCGTCGCCGACCGTGTCCTCTACGTCATCGACCTGAAATACGGCAAGGGCGTGAGAGTCAACGCCGTCGGAAACCCGCAGGCCCGGTGCTACGGCCTGGGCGCCCTGGCTGAGTACGACGAGCTCTACGACATCAAGGAAGTCCACACCGTCATCATCCAGCCTCGCCTTGACCACGTGACCGAAGAGGTCCTGCCGGTTGAGGACCTGCTCAAGTGGGGCCAGGAGGAACTGGCGCCCGCGGCCGAGCTCGCCTGGAAGGGCGAAGGAGACTTTGTACCCGGTGAGCACTGCCGGTTCTGCGCCGCCAGAGGCCTGTGTCTCGCCAGAGCACAGGAGGCCATGAAGGTCGTGACCGATGGCCTGGACAACCCCGGCATCATCCCGGAGGATGAGATCCCTCGCATGCTCGACCTCCTCGACATCGTCGTCGACTGGGCCAAGGACCTGAAGGCCTACGCCCTGGCGCAGGCGATCAAGGGACACCGGTGGTACGGGTACAAGCTGGTCCGAGGTAAGAAACCTCCCCGCGCCTGGAAGGACGAGGAGAAGGTAAAGGAACAGCTGATCCGCGCCGGCATCCCGGAGGAAGAGTACATGGAGCACGAGCTCAAGTCCGTGTCCAAAATCGAGAAGGCCGTCGGCAAGACCGCCTTCAGCGCAATCTTCTCTGACCTGGTCTACCAGGGCGAGGGGAGTTACACCCTGGTTCCTGAGAGTGATGGCCGGCCGGAGGTTAACCCCGCAGACGCCGCGTTCTCTGACCTCGTCGGAGAATAAGTGAACGAAAGTTATATCAAAACCACAAAGTGAAAAGGAGTTAAATATCATGCCTAAGTTCAACAAGAAAATCAGCGATACCGAAATCCGTCTCGGCGAAGTCCGCTTCTCCTATGCCCACGTCTTCAGCCCCGCCCTCAATGACAAGGGTGAGCCCGACAAGTACGGTTGCACCCTGCTCATTCCGAAGACGGACGCCCAGATGGTCAAGCTCGTCGAGGATGCCATCGAGGCCGCGAAGCAGAAGGGCAAGGCCGACAAGTGGGGCGGCAAGACCCCAACCGGCGACAAGATGAACCCGCTGAAGGACGGCGATGAGGCCCATCCCGACAAGCCTGAGTTCGAGGGGATGTACTTCCTCAACGCCAAGAGCAAGACCAAGCCCGGCGTCCGTGTGCTCGAGGACGGCATGCTGTCCGAGCCCCTGGACGAGAGCGAGTTCTACTCCGGTTGCTGGGGCGCCGTGACGATCAGCTTCTACGCCTACAACCATCCGGCCGGCGGCAAGGGCATTGGCGTCGGCCTCGGCAACGTGGTCAAGACCCGCGACGACGAGCGCTTCGGCGGCGGCCGTTCCGCTGACGAGGACTTCGGCGACCTGGAGTAAGCCATGGCGACACGGCTCTTATCCATCGACCTTGAGTCCTTCGATGAGGCCGACATCAAGACGGTGGGGTCGTTCCGTTATATCGACGACCCCTCCTTCGAGATCCTCCTCTTCGGCTACGCGTTCGATGACGACCCGGTCAAGGTGATTGACTTGATAGCAGGCCAAGAGCTACCGGAGCAGGTACTCTCAGCGCTGACCGACCCGGAGATCACGAAGACCGCATGGAACTGCGCATTTGAGAGGATCGCCCTGGAGAAGTATCTCGGGGTTGACCTTCCGCCTGAACAATGGCAAGACAGTATGATCCTCTCAGCAGTGTGCGGTCTGCCGATGGGCCTTGGACCCGCCGGCAAAGCACTCGGGCTCCCGGAGGATGCGGCCAAGGACAAGGACGGCAAGGCCCTCATCAAATACTTCTGCACACCATGCAAGCCGACGAAGACCAACGGCGGTCGGACCCGAAACTTGCCGGAGCACGACCCCGAGAAGTGGGGGAGATTCATTGAATACAACCGGCAGGACGTCGTGGCCGAGCGGACCATCCGCCGCATGCTCCAACGCTGGACCCCCGATGAGACAGAGCACAAGTTCTGGTGCCTGGACCAGAGGATCAACGAACGGGGCATGCGGGTGGACATGGAACTCGCCGAGCATGCCATCGAGTTCGACGCCCGGTACAAAGGCGAACTGACCGAGCAGGCCATCGCCCTCACCGGGATGGAGAACCCTAACAGCGTAGCTCAGATTAAAGACTGGCTCATGGAGCAGGAGGGCCTTGCCGTCCCGAGCCTGAACAAGAAAGCCGTTGCCGACGTGGTGGCGCAACTCTCCACCGACAAGGCAAAAGAATTCATGGCCCTGCGCACCAAGCTCGCCAAATCCAGCACCAAGAAATATGAGGCCATGGCCCGGACCGTCTGCTCGGACGGACACACCAAGGGATGCTTCATGTTCTACGGTGCCTCGAGAACCGGCCGCTTCGCCGGGCGCCACGTGCAGTTGCAGAACCTCCCGCAGAACCATATGCCAGATCTTGATGTGGCGCGTGAGCTCGTCCGGGAGGGAGACTACGACACGACCGCACAACTATATGAAGCAATATCTCCCACGTTGTCCGAGCTCATCCGAACGGCGCTGATCCCAGAGCCAGGGTGCCAGTTCCTCGTGGCTGACTTCAGCGCAATCGAAGCACGAGTGATCGCCTGGATTGCCGGCGAGCAGTGGCGACTCGAAACCTTCCGTGCAGGCGGCGACATCTATTGCGCCTCGGCCTCTCAGATGTTCAAGGTCCCGGTCGTGAAGCATGGCGTCAATGGCGAGCTCCGGCAGAAGGGCAAGATCGCCGAGCTGGCCCTTGGATATGGCGGCGGCGTCAACGCACTGAAGGCCTTCGGTGCTGACAAGATGGGCATGACCGATGAGGAGATGGTCAAGACGGTCGACCTCTGGCGGGAAGCAAGCCCTCGGATCTGCGACCTGTGGAAGTCCCTGGAGAAGGCGGCGATCCGCTGCGTGGTCAAGCGAGTACCGACCAAGTCCACGATCGGCAACATTCGGTTCGACATGGAGCAAGGGATCCTGTGGATGACCCTCCCGTCTGGCCGACGCATTGCTTACTACGGCGCCGAGTACAAAGAGAGTCGGTTCCACCCGGACCGGAAGTCCCTGACCTACATGGGCACCGACCAGAAGACCAAGAAGTGGGGGCGCCTCGAGACCTGGGGCGGCAAGCTCACCGAGAACTGTATCCAAGCAACTGCCCGCGACTGCCTACGGGACGCCATGCTCGCTTTGGACGCCGCCGGCTTCGACATCCGGGGCCATGTCCACGACGAGGTCATCATCTCCGAGCCGATCGGCGGCAGGTCCTTCGAGGAGGTCGCTGAGATCATGGGCCGGGAGCTCCCGTGGGCTCCGGGGCTGCCTCTCAAAGCGGCGGGCTACTCATGCCCCTCGTACCGAAAGGACTGATCGAATGAAAGAACCTGAATTCCCCGTCTGCCCAATCTGCGGGGCAGAGACCGACACCTACTATTATAACAAGCACACCGGTGAGATCGTCGGCTGTGACGAGTGTACCGAATCCCAGGACGCCTGGGACACACAGCCGATCGATCGCATCTGAGAGGAGACTACAACATGACCAAAGAAAAACCGAAAGCTTTTATCCACGCCGTCGAGGGCGGCGTACCGACCTTCAGCGGCTCGACGAAGGCCCTGCTCCACCTGGTGGCCTCGCTCCTGTGTGAGCTCCTGCGCATGGACATCACGCTGTGGGATGACGCACACGATGAAGTGTTCGCCGCCTTCAAGGCCAACGAGAGCACGGGCCGCACGATCCTGCGGTGGGTGAACTACGTTGCCAAAGGCATCATCATCGGACTGGCCATGTACGGGTCCGTCTGCCTCGGCCTGATGTTATCAAGATGAGGAGGGAATATATGATGACAGTAAAAGAGAAAATTGCCGATGTGCATCGGAGGCTCTGGTGGGCCACTGCCCCGAAGGCTGTCCGACTGGAGATCGACGACCTCATGCAGGAGAACTGTAACCTCTGCGCCGAGAACGATCGGCTCCGTGAAAAGCTGGCAAAACGATCCGATGAAGAGTGGGACGCCCTGCACCGGAGAGTAGAGATCGAGCGCAACAAGAACGCCCAGCTCATGCAGGACAAGCAGGACCTGATCGCCGACTACGACGCACTCGACCGCGCCTACGACCGGCTGTCTGCGCTCTACGATGAGAAGGTAATCGGCCTGAACAACACCATCGTCTCCCTGACCAAGGGCTACAACGCCCTCTACGACCTGTTCAAAAAGTTGGCAGGTGATACCGATGCAGTACAGACCGAAGCGGCATCAGCAGATCGCTGATGAGTTCCTGCGATCAAGAAGTCGTGCGGGCCTACTGTTGGACATGGGACTCGGCAAGACGGTCGTCACCTTGACACATGTCAACCGCCTCATCAACGAGGAGTTCGCCGCAAGCAAGTTCCTCGTCATCGCACCGAAGAGAGTTGCCCTGAGCACGTGGACAACCGAGGCCGCGAAGTGGGACCACCTGAAGGATCTCAGAATCGCTCGGGTTCTAGGGACGGAAAAACAACGGATAGCCGCACTTTCTTCTCAAGCTGACATCTACGTCGTCAACCGAGAGAACGTCGTGTGGCTGGTGGAATACCTCGGGAAGAACTGGGACTTCGATGGCATCGTGATCGACGAGCTGTCCTCGTTCAAGTCCTCCAGGGCCAAACGATGGAAGGCCCTCCGCCGTGTGGCCGCCTCTGCGCAGTACGTATATGGCCTCACAGGCACCCCCGCACCCAACGGGTACATCGACCTGTGGCCGGAGATCTACCTGCTCGACAGAGGCGAGCGACTCGGCAAAACACTCGGCCAGTTCCGCAGTGCGTTCTTCAACCCTGGAGCCCACCGAGGACACGTCGTTTTCGAGTGGCGGCTCAAGCCCGGTGCGAAGAAGCAGATCGACCAACGCCTCGCCGACCTGTGCCTGAGCATGCAGAAGGATGACTGGATTGACCTGCCGGAGCGAATCTTCAACACGGTCTGGGTCAACCTCGACCGGAGCGAGAGGAAACTCTACGACCAGATGCAGAGAGACAAGATCCTGCCCCTGCTCAACGGAGAGGTCACGACGGATCCAAACTACGACTTTGCAATCGTCGCCGACCAAGCTGCCCAACTTTCCGGGAAGCTGCTTCAGATGGCCAATGGGGCGGTATACGATGAGAACGGTGACGTGGTGCACATCCACGATCAGAAGCTGGATGCACTGGAGGAGATCATGGAGGCGGCGCATGGCGAGCCGGTCCTCGTGTTCTACAACTACAAGCACGACCTTTCCCGGATCTGTGAGCGATTCCCGCAGGCCAAGCCCCTGTTCAACAGCGAGGAAATGATCGTGGCGTGGAACCGGGGCGAGATCCCGATGCTCCTTTGCCACCCTGCCTCCGCCGGCCACGGGTTAAACCTTCAGTTCGGGGGTCACATCATCGTCTGGTTCGGCCTCAACTGGAGCCTGGAGCTCTACCAACAGGCCAACGACAGACTACACAGAATGGGCCAGGAGCGCGGTGTCATTGTTCACCATATCGCGGCCCGGGACACGCTGGACGAGAAGGTCCTCGCGGCCCTTGAAGGCAAGGGCGCCACGCAACAGGGTTTACTCGACGCTCTGAAATCCTATCTGAAGGAGGCAACACCATGAACCTACCGCCAATTCTCGCCGTTGACTTTGACGGCTGCCTCTGCACATACGCCTGGCCGGGGATCGGGGAGCCCAACTTCAAAGCCATCTACGATCTGAAGAAGCGGAAGGCGAGAGGGTGCAAGCTGATCCTCTGGACCTGCCGTGTGGGCGACGCACTGGACGAGGCCGTCCAGTGGTGTTCGCAATGGGATCTCCACTTCGATGCTATTAATCAAAATCTCCCCGAGGTCATCGACCTGTTCGGGGGAGATACCCGCAAGATATACGCCAACGAATACTGGGACGACCGAGGGGTGATATGCCGTGCATAATTATTCAAACGCCCAGCAGTTCCTCGAATCGGCATTGCAATGTCGACTCGAGCAGGACCGGCTGCTGGAGCGGATCGGGTACATGCGCACCCGGGTCCTGAAGATCACGCCGACCCTGTCTGCCGTCCCTGGCGGAGGGAACGCGGATGCACAAGCCCTGTGGGCCTCTCTCGCCGATGAGGAGCGGCGCCTGACCCAACTGCTCCAGGACGAGATGGTCCACGCCAGGAAGGTGGAGGAGTTCATCAACCGCATGAGCACACCGATGTATAAGGAGGTGCTCAAGCTCCGTTATCTGGACTTCCTCACCATGCCCGGAGTAACGAAACGCCTGGCTAAGACCGGGTATTACCGAAGCCAGCGACAGGTTGAGCGACTGATGCGCAGCGCTTTGACCGAAGCCGAACACCTATTTAATACTATCAAAGGAGACTGCAACGATGAAGAACCAGAAGATGACCAGACCCGAGATCCTTGAGGCCGCTCGCAAGTGCGTGTGCGGAGACCGTGAGCAGGACTACGGTTCTCCCGAGAATAACTTCCAGACCATCGCCAAGATGTGGACCGACTACCTGACCGCCATGCCGCGCGTTGTGGTCGAAGAAGGACTGATCGAGAAGGCGTGGGACATTGTGATCGGCCCGGAGGATGTAGCCGCAATGCAAGCGCTGCTCAAGATCGCGCGTATCGCAAGCGGCAACCCGAAGAACGACAACTGGATCGACGCAGCGGGCTATGCCGCCTGTGGCGGGGAGATCGAGAGCCATCACGCAACGGAGGTGCAGGCATGAAGACCGGTACCAACATTGATTCTGATAAGCTCCGAATTTTCTGCGACAGCCACGGCGGGATCGCCCATGTCGCGAAGACCATCGGCCGGACCAGCACTGGCGTGAGACACGCGATCAAGGTCGGCCGGGCCAGCGAGGAGCTGCTCAAGCTGCTGCGGCTGACCTACGGATTCACCGACGTCTTCCCGGACAGCCCTACTCGCCGAGCCGCACCGGAGCCTGAGCCCGTCAGCAACGAGACCCCGAAGACCAGCGTCGTCGACGAACTGATCGACGCCATGCGTGGGACCGCCAGCGGGAGCGATTCTACCTCCGCCCACAAGCCTGTGATCTCCACCGGCCAGAAGATCCCGAGCTCCTACACCTGGCGCGACAAGACCCTGGCGGAGATGACCGGCGACGACATTGACCACCTCGTGAACCACGTCGTGTCCGGCGTCCTGGGCAATGTCCTGAAAGAACTGTTGACCATGAATGTGCAGGTCAGTCTGAAGAAGGAAGGTGGGCGCTATGGCTGGTAAGAGCAAGCCCCTGACCGTGATCACCGACCGGCAGCCGGAGAAATGGGAACAGTTCATCCTCGACTGCCTGACGAATACCCAGGCCCAGGTGGACGACGAGGAGTCCGGCGGCCTGCGCGGCATGTACTTCGCCGCGATCATGAACGACAGCCGAGTGCTCTCCGGCTATGAGACGCTCGTGCCGATGGACATCATGTCCGTGGCCGGGAGCGCGATCCTCGACGCTGTAGACCTGTACATCGAAGAGAACATCGACCACTACCACGCTCTGGCGACGTGTTCGGAGACGATGACACCGAGGACGCAGACGACGGAGGTGAGCTTGAATGCTGACCACCGGACAAGCAATGCAGTTGGCACGTGAGGCCGCCGGCTACTCTCGGCGGGAGCTTTCCCTCGCAGCCGGTCTCAGTAAGAACATGGTAGGCGCGTACGAATCGGATCGGACGCAGCCCAGCTTGTACGCACTGATCTCCCTGGCCGACGTGCTCGGGATCTCGATCGACGAGTACATCGGCCACCAGGTCAAAAAGAAAGGAAGGTTCAGCCGTGGAGAGAGAAGTTAAGAAGATGATCACGGCCATGCGCCGCTGCGGGAACGGCGAATCCTGCGCCGGGTGCAAGCTCCAGAAACAGAACGGATGCGTCGAGCAACTCATCCTCCAGGCCGCTGACCTGTTCGAGCAGACCGCAATGAAGGTCCCGCCCTCGAACCACGGTGACCTGATCGATAAGCAGGCCGTGCTCGATGACATCATCGACCTGGCCAAAGGGTCCAGGGTCCTGGCGGGATGGGGCAACCTCCGCCTCCTGTACACCCTGGTCAACACGGCGCCGACGATCATTCCCGCCGCGGGAAAGCAGGTGACCACGAAATGAACTCAGCTAACCCTTGGAGAAAAATCTACGACGCCATTGGAGACGCCGCCGCTTGGGAACAGCTTTCTGAGGAGGCCGCCGAACTGAGCGCCATCACATCCAAGCTGGCCCGGATTATAAGGGGTGAGAATCCTGCAAGGATGACTTTGAAGGAGGCAGAGGCCAAGGCGATCGAGGAGATCGCCGACGTGTTCAACGCTCTCGACGTGCTCGACACTGGTCTGGTGTATGACAACGGGATGCACTACCTGCTGACCTACGCCAAGAGAAAGGCCTTCCCGAAGATGAAGCGGTGGTACGAGGACCTGTTTGGGAAGGGAGAGGAGGAACCCAATGAATAAAAAAGATAAAGCCGTACTGGCTGTGGCGGTACTGCTGATCCTGTTCGCCGCGATCCTGCTCATCAATGCACGAGGCACCGGCAGCGTGTTCGCCGACGTGGCCCCCGACGCATGGTACGCCGAGGCGGTCGAGTGGGCGGCGGCGGAGGGCATCACGAACGGCACTGCACCGGGGTACTTCAGCCCGGACAAGGTTTGCACTCGTGCGGAGATGGTTACATTTTTGCACCGACTGGCTGAGAGTATGAAGGCTGAGGAGCCAGAGCCCGTTGAAACCGAAGAGCCAACGACCTTTGCGGACAGACCTTACGACCCCTATATGCCAGCGGAGCCAACGATCATCCCGGAATACCAAGACAGCTACTACGGCAGGATGAAGTTCTATGAAAACTTCGATCGCTACTCTGGCACTGAATTCTTCAGCATCGGACTCTACGACTCGCTCGACGGCGATATGGTCGACATCAATGACTCCGCCTTCATCATGGAACGGGGCGGCTGCTATGCGATTGGCGACCACAACTACCCGTCGTTCTGGATCATCCGCTACGCCGGTCCGGGCGATGTGATTGAGATTCGCAAAAAGAACGGGGCGTATGAGCGGTATAAGTATATGTTCACCGACCGCCATGTGCGAAATGCCGGTAACGACTTCCTGTTCGACAATGCGGAGTCGTGCTTCTTCGCCGGAGCGGACTTGTTCCTTGCGACTTGCAATGATGACGGCGGCGGGAAATATGTGACCGCTGTGTTTTTTAGGAGGATTATGTGATGCCTAGATACATTGACGCTGATGCGCTCAAACTACCAGACGAATACCAAATTGACCCGTTTGACGAACCCTATTATCGAGGAATTGGAAACGGATGGAACGTTGCTCTGAAAGAATGCAGAGAACGGATTGACTCCGCTCCCACCATCTCCCCCGACGATGTTCGGGGCGTGGGGAACTGGATTCCGCTTGACTACTCTGACGAAGCATATGGGAATATGTACAAATGCGCTAAATGCGGCTGTAGCGAGATTGGAGAGCCGAACTACTGCCCGAACTGTGGCGCGAAGATGGAGGTGACGAGCGATGACTGATATGCAAAGCATTAGCTACATGAACACCCGGATGGCCACGATTCTCCAAGCAGAAAAGGATGGCCGCCTCGTCGTTCTGCCGTGCAAGGTGGGGGACGATGTATATACCGTAGACAACAGATTAAATTCGCCAGTAAGAGTCCGCTTTCCGTCTTTGACGGCAATAGTTGGAGAAATGGAAAGCGGGACAAAGTTTTACAAAACCCGAGCCGAAGCCGAGGCCGCGCTGAGAGGAGTGAGCGAGGATGCGTGATTATGAGAAGACCGTTTCGGATTTGCGGAACTTTAATGCAAACTACGAAGCCAACAAACTAACCAACGATGCCGCCGACGCAATCGAGGAACTGCAAGCGCAGATTCCTCGTTGGATCAGCGTGGAGGAGCGGTTGCCTGAACCGAACGAATGTTACCTGTTTTTTATCCCGTGGAATAAATCAATTCGCACCGGATTCGTAACCGTAGACGGGATAATCAAGCTGGACGACTATGGGGTGACATACGATTTTTCGTTGATGCGACCGTCGCATTGGTGTATGCTTCCCGCGCCGCCGAAGGGGGTGGAGTGATGGATAAAGCTGTTTTAATCAGCATTCACCCAATGTGGTGCGAACTGATTATGTCCGGTCAGAAAACTGCGGAGATTCGCAAAACAAAGCCAAAACTAAAGCCACCGTTTCGGTGCTTCGTTTATCAGACTCAGCCAAAGCAAGGCGGCCGCGGAGGGCACAGCGGCAAAGTGATCGGGGAGTTTCTTTGCTATGACATCATCCCTGTGACAGAGGAAAACAAAGATTACTTTGCCAGAAGAGGCTGCGTAAGCGTCAAAGAAATGCTGAAGTATTCAGACAGAAAGCCGCTGTATGCGTGGATTATTGATTATCCTGTTAGATACAGCGAGGCACTTCCTGTCAACGCATTCTTCAACGAATGCACGAAGCAAGACTGCGAAAAATGCGGAGAACTTCAGTACGATGCTCCGCGAAACGCATGGTGGTGCGTTGACAAGAAGCACCTAAAACACCCGCCTATGAGTTGGTGTTATGTGGAAGGAGAAATTGATGTCTGACATTCTGATTCGGGGCATTGAGCTGCCATCGAAAGGGTGTCTTCGATGCCCGTTTAATCTGTATTATGCTAATGCTGTTTATTGCAATTGCATGATTATTAAGCTGCTTGGTAAACCAAGTGAAGCAAAATACCCGAATGAGGTAAACTGCCCTCTCCGCGAACTGCCGGAGCATGGGGATCTGGTTGATCGGGAATGGTTAAAAGAAATGGCGTATAGCAAAGTGGAAGACTTCGGCGGCGCTTTTCTCGACACCATCGACATGGCGATCGCGCCCGTCATCGTCCCGTCGAACAAGGAGGACATCAAATGAGCGGAGGAAGTCTGAATTATTTCTACTCCACACTGGAGGAGCACGTCAACGACCTCGGCGACAAGGAGCTCAACGACCTCGTCGCCGATCTGGCCGATCTGTTCCACGACCGCGAGTGGTTCCTCTCCTGCGATACGGGAGAGGGAGATTGGAACGAGGCGCGGGATGCGTTCAAGGCCAAGTGGTTCACGGAGCATGGCAGACAGGAGCGCATCGAGAAGTACCTCGCCGAGTTCGAGGACGAGGTGCGCAAGTCCTTCGGGATGAGCAGGCGGTTCTGTAAGTTCTGCGGGCACTGGACTGAGGGTAAGAAGGATTCACCGTTTGGTCACTGCAAGTTCGAGAAGCACTGCCTTATGCACAGGAGCGAATGCTGTGAGAGATGGGAGGAGAAGAAATGAGTATCATCAGCAGCCAAGGCGGCTTCCTCATCGGCTGCCGGGAGTGTGATGCTCCTGACTGCCGGGGATGCAATATCTACCGACTGGCCGAGGCGCTCCAGCAGGGCAAGCTCGACTGGATGAAGGACGAGAAGAACAGCGTCCGCGTCCCTGTTATGTCGAGGCCCTTTACGGTCTCGGCTCAAACAACCATACAGGAGGCCGGAGCTTTCAGCAATCCCGTACAATCCGCAGAGCAAATTGCGGAGGAAATTCTGAAAGACAGAATGTGGAAGTCTCTGAGGGAAAACGGAGATGTACTGATCGACCACTATCACAACCCATTCTTTGACGAGGATGTGCTTCGGGCGACGCTGTTCATTGTACGGAGGGAGGATTACGCTGATGCTTGAATGGAATGTTTATATCGGCCACTTCCACGCAAAGAAGATCGAGACCCACAACGTATTCAACCACACGCGGTTCGTTGAGGACTGCTGCAAGGCGGCGAAGAAGTTCAAGGACGACAAGGCTGCCTTCGCCGAAGAGGTGCGGCTCTCGCTCATGTACTACTACTGGACAAAATGTGAATGGGAAGTTGTGATAGATCACTGGCCGCCCATGAAGGGAAAGGGATGGGACTACGCTCTCAAGGTCGATGTGTATGGACAGGTCATGATGAACTGGGATCGGTTCATTGATTACCTCTGGGAGAATCGGAAGGAGTTGGATAAGAAATGAGATTCATTCATGTTCACCATGCCAACGGAGGGCTAGACCTCTATATCAACCCGGAGTACATAGAATCCTTCACCATGGAAAATGGTACGGTGCGGATCAACACCGTCGGAGTTTCAGACTCCTGCTTCACGATCAAAGAGTCCCTGCCGGAGCTCGTTGAAATGCTGTACCCTGAGTTTAGGCGGAAGGAGGAAAACGAATGATTGTGAACTATTATGAAACGTTGAAATGGCTGCGACAGTCCGCGAAGAACTGCTCCATGATGGACATCGACTGTGCCAACTGCGCCGGAGACGACTGCGAGGGGCATGAGCAAATCGTCTTTCTGGAAGCAGCCGATGCCGTTATGAATCTGCTCTCGTTCGCACTGGAAATGGCGCACCTTGCAATCGACCTCCCCGATGATGACGATTGCATCTCTGCCGAGGCAGTGCTGCGGAAGCTGGACAGGATCGGCATCGTGCGTAAGGAAGGGGACTTGTGGGTCTACGACAGGAAGAAGGTGATTGGCGAATGACTTGGCTATACATCATCGGCTATCTGATAGTCGGGTTCGTCTTTACCTTCATAGTCGTGAAGAAAGTAATCAGAGGAGCGTGACACATGAAGATAGCAACAGCACCGAGCCGCAACAGCAAGCGATGGCGGACGGTGGATGTCTCGTGGGACTGGATGCTCGACAAGCTCAGGTCGCCGGTCCGCACGGGAGAGACTGTGGCCGAGTGGGGCCGCATGTCACGTGAGGAGAAGGCCTCGAGGAAGGATGTCGGCGGGTTCGTCGGCGGAGCTCTCGAGGGTGGGCGCAGGGTGAACGGAGCCGTCAAAGAACGATGGCTCCTCACCCTCGACGCGGACGACGCAGGCCCGAACGACTGGGAGGACATCTCCTCACTGTACGACTGGCGGATGTGCGTGTACTCTACGCACAGCCACACGCCCCAGCGGCCCCGCCTCCGTTGGATCATCCCGCTCAAGAGGGCAGTGTCGCCGGAGGAGTACCAAGCCATTGCGCGTAAGATGGCCGAGCTCATCGGCATAGAGACGATGGACCCGACCACGTACCAGCCCGAGCGCCTGATGTACTGGCCCTCTTGTTCGACCGACGCCGAGTATGTGTTCGCCGAACAGGACGGACCGATCCTCCGACCCGAGGAGATCCTGAGCATGTATGGCCCCGGAGACGCGTGGAAGGACGTGAGCCTGTGGCCACTGGGCACACGCGAGAAGGAGGTCGTCGTCCGGGAGGCCAAGAGACAGGGAGACCCGGAGGCCAAGCCCGGTATTGTAGGTCGGTTCTGCCGGGCGTTTGATGTACCAGCCGCGATTGACCGGTGGCTGTCCGACGTGTACGAGGAGTGCGACGTGGGCGGACGGTACACCTACAAGGCCGGGTCCAGTGCAGGCGGTGCGGTGCTCTATGACGGGGGTAAGTTCTTATACTCCCACCATAGCACGGACCCTGCCGGAGGCCAGCTCCTCAACTCATTCGACCTCGTCAGGGTGCACCTGTTCGGCGCCCAGGATGAGGGCAAAGAAGGACTGGACGTCACGAAGCGCCCGAGCTATAAGGCCATGTGCGCAATGGCGGCAGAGGATCCTGAGTACATCCGCCTGAGGTCTGCCGAGAAGGTAGCGGAAATCAATGCCGAGTTCGGCGACCTTGGCCAAGTCGCACCGGAGCAGGGCGCGGAAGGTGAAAGTATACCCATAAAAAACACCGAGAAAGGTGCAGATTTAACCAAAACCCCCTCAAAAAACGTGGGCCTCAAGTGGGCGGAGGAGCTCGAGTACAACCACAAGACAGGCGAAATGGACCCGACCATCCAAAACGCCCTGCTGATTCTACAGAATGACCCGTTGCTCGCCGGTAAGGTAGCACTGAACGAGCTTTCAGCATTCCCTACCCTGCGTGGACCGGTGCCTTGGAGGCAAGACGCGCAGGATGGAGACCTCTTCGAAGACTCCGACGAGGCTGGTCTCCGATGGTATATGGAGAAGTACTGGCGGTTCAAAGGGAAGGACAAGATCAACGACGCCCTTCACCTAATGCTGGCGAAGAATTCCTACCACCCGGTCCGCGAGTATTTGTTGAGCCTGGAGTGGGATGGAATCGAACGACTGGACACCTGCCTTATCCGGTACCTCCAGGCGGATGACAACGACTACGTGAGGGCGGTGACCCGGAAGTGGATGACTGCCGCAGTCAAGAGAGTCATGGAGCCAGGTTGCAAGTTCGACTACATGCTCCTCATCCAGGGCAACCAGGAGGTCGGCAAGAGCATGTTCTGCCAGACGATCGTGAAAAATCAATCCTGGTTCTCCGACTCCGTCCAGAAGATGGAAGGAAAAGACGCGTTCGACGCCCTGCGGGGCAAGTGGATCATCGAGATCGCTGAACTGGCCGCCGCAAAGAAGAGCGAACAGGAGTCTCAGAAGCAGTTCCTCTCGACCGCGTCCGACAACTACCGCCCTCCTTATGGTAGGTACAACACCGAGTTCAAAAGGCAGTGTGTGTTCTATGGTACCACCAACGACCCGGAGCCCCTGAAGGATGACACAGGCGGCAGGCGGTACTGGCTCGTCCATATCAACAAGACCGAGCGGGGTGAGCTTCCCGGGCTCAAGGAGGAAGTCGATCAGCTTTGGGCCGAGGCAGTTGTACGCTACAAGGCCGGGGAAAAACTCTGGCTGGACAACGACGCCGTGAACGCCTATGCCAGAAGTGTACAGGCGGCGAACACCTACCAAGACGAGTGGGTCGGCATCATCTCGGACTACCTGGACAAGCTGATCACCCCGGACTGGGACAAGAAAACGCCCGAGGAACGACGCGCCTGGGTCCAGGGTGATTCACTGGAAACGTGGGACGAATTAGATCTCGTACGCCGTGACCAAGTGAGCATCCCGGAGATCCGCGTCGAGTGCTTTGGCGAAGATCGCGCCGGTATGCAGGGGCGAGATCTGACAAGCCGAAGAATCTCCCGCATCATAGGCCAGATGCCTGGCTGGCAAAAACAGAAACAGAAAAAGAAAGTCCCCGGGTACGGTTCGCAGTGGGTGTACGCCCGGGCTCAGGAAGGGAGGTGAGACCGCATGCTTAGAAGCCTGACCGAAAAAGAGAAGAACTCCATCTACGACTGCCTGACCTGGTGGGCCGAGCACCACAGAGAACCGTTTATCCAGGCTCACCCGAGACACCTCGAATGGCTGACGCAAATGGCCATTAAAGAGGCTGAGAGAGGGCCGCTGTCCGCACCGGAATACTGCGCCCAGTCTAAGAGGCTGAAGGGCCGGTGCCGGGGTTGCTGGTTTGCCGGCGACCCGCTGATGTATGATTCCGGTGGGTGCCTGATGGGTCCTGGCGCCGATCCTGAGGAGCGGGAACGAGCCAAGTGGCGAGCCGGAGAGGCGCAAAAAGGCCGCCGCTATTTGGGCAATGAGCTCTGGTCTAAGGACCCTGAAGACTAGAAATTTTTACTTTAGCGAAGTGAACTTTATTTCGTTGAAGTGAAAAGTTTCCGAAATCTCTGGAACCATTGGAACCATTGGAACCAAAACGGCCAAAAACCGACCGAAAAACGGCCGAGGTTCCAATGGGTTCCAATGAAAAAGGCCATTGGAACCTGTCATTGGAACCGCCTCAAACCATTGGTATTACTAGGTTTTTTATACTTAGGTTCCATTGGTTCCATTGATTTAGTAAAAAAAACTTGTAGGCTAATTTAAAAACACGAAGAGCTTAGTAACTCATAACACACAATATACTTATAGAAAACTATGGTACCTATGGATCCTTTGGAACCAGGCGCCCTTCAGGAGGTGGTTCGTTGCCCACATTGGAGCGGGAGGTTGAGGCGTACCTCAGGACCCGGGTGGAGCAGGCCGGTGGGCTCTGCGTGAAGTTCCTCCCCGATCTGGTGACCGGTATGCCGGACAGAGTTGTGCTTCTCCCAGGCGGCGTGGTCGTCTGGGTCGAAACGAAAAAGCCCAAGGGCGGATCCGTGTCAGAGGTACAGAAGTACCGGCACAGAAAGCTCCGGGCCCTTGGGCAGATCGTTGAAGTGTGTTGGACGAAAGAGGACGCCGACGCAATAGTCGAGCGGTACAGGAGGAAGGAGGCTGAGGCCTAGGGTGTAGGCTAATAATGAGCAGTTTGAAATGAGCATAAAAGAAAATCGAATAAAACAACACTGCCACGGATTCTCTCTCCCGTGGCAGTGTTGCATTAGTCTTCAGGATCCGGGTCATATTTGGCGAGGAACTCGTCGATGGCGGCATTGAGCATGGTGTTTACGGTGATTCCTTGCTCGGCGCAGACTCGCTTGACACGAGCGGCCCGGTCCTTCTTCATCTTACAGCCGAGTGTGGCCATGTTCTCAGCGGCCCACTTGGCATTTGCTTTTTTCCTAGCTTCTGACAGTGCCATTTGTAGCACCTCCTATCTGATGTAGTTTAACACGGATCCCTCGTGTTGTCGAGTGGCATTTGGATCCTGCGGGCGTAGGGGCTGGCCTTGTACGTGACGCCAATGGTCTTCGCGACCAGGTCGGCGGCCAGGTGGGCGAGCTCCTCGTCGCCGCTTACGACGGCCATGGTGGTCAGGTCGAGGTAGGTCTTCATTTCCTTCAGCCGGCGGGCTCTGCTGTTGCTGATCGACTTGCCGTTGAGGTGGGCCTCTCGGATGTTGCCGGTGTTGTAGTACTCGCAGGAGAGGCCAAGGGCGCCGGCGTCAATGTACATCCGGTCCATGCCGGGTTTGGTCCAGCGCGTAAAGCCCTTGGTGGCCAGGTCGATGATCTGGAAGGTGGTCATTCGGTTTGGTGCCTCCTTTTTTGGGCATAGAAATGCCTCCTTTATATTTGCCCTGCCATCATCAGGCCAGGGAGGGCGGGCCCTGGCGACGCTGTGGTCGGCAGCGTTTCGGCTGTGGTCGTTAAGGTGTTGTAGTCTCCGCTTGGGTTTGGTTGATCCCGCCGCAGGTGGTCGGTCTGCTTTGGGTCTGGCGTCATGCCGTGATGCGGTACGCCTTGCCGGCGTCGGGGTGCGTGGTGATGGCCTTCGTGACGGCGTTCACCTGGCCCGCAGAATAGCCCGCCACAGTGAGCGTGGCCTTCAGGGCGCTGGGGGACAGGGCCGGGCGGCTCTTTTCTCTCTCGGCCGCTCTGATGGCAGATCCGACGACATTCTCATCGTTTCGGCCTCTACCGGTGATCACGTAGACTACGATGCCGATGATGCGCTCCGGGACTCCCTGCTCGTACAGGTCGGCGATGCGGTCAAGCTGGGCGACGTGGGATCTCGGGAGAAATCCGTGATCGACCATCAGGGAGGTGAGCTCTTTCCGGGTAAGTCTTTCAGTTTTCATGGTTATAGGCTCCTTTTCGTAAAGTATTTGGGCGTTTGCCCTTTGGGCTGGGACCGCTTTGCTCCGGTGCGATCCCTGAGGGTATCCGGTTTAGGGCTTGCCCAGGTCGTAGACCTTGGCGCCCCAGGTGTCGAGCTCGTGGCCGTTGATGGCGTACAGGTACTGCTGGCCTCCCAGGGTCGTCACAATGGCCGAGTCTCCGTCGCCGTCGGTTTCGATCTCGAGCTCCATGATAGTTTTGATGTGCCCGCCGGTGAACCCGAGGAGGAACACGACGATAAAAGCCAGGGTAAGAAAGAGTCGTTTTGTCATTTGCTCGGCGCCTCCTCGATCTCGTAGTACTGCGCGATTGCGGGGTATTTTGCTTGAATGATCCGCCGGATTTCTTCTGCAATCCTCAGGTCCTCGAATCTGGTCACGTCCGGGTCATTCCGGGGGATGATGTCCTGCCGGCGATCACTCCAGGCGTAGCTCCGCGGCTCGGCCACTCTTCCATTAGTTGGGTAGGCCCGATCGGCATAGACGATGATATAGGACATGTGAAAACCTCCATTCATTTTTTTTGCGGGGTTTGGACCGCGCCGGCCGTTTGACCGGTCCCGCATTAACGCCCCAGGCGGGGCGCCCATCTGCGAATTACGACTTGCGCCAGCACACTCGGTCATAACCGAGGCCGATAATGCAGGCGAAATAGACGTCCTCGAGCTTTTGCCAGCGCGTCTCATAGTCTCCGCGCTCCCGGCACATTGCCAGGGCCATGTAAACTCGGTCCCGCTCTGCGGGTGTCAGGTCTGCCCAGGTGGGCGACGCATAAACGAGGTCCATGAACGCCGGCCGGGCGTCGTTCTTGTTTCTTTTCATTTCGTGATACCTCCAGTATTTTGTTGTGGTGTCCTCTGCATTTATCCGGGCTTGGAACCGGCAGCGGCTGCGTTACACCGGGCCCGAGGATCCGGGCCCTATTTACTTAGAATCGCGGGGCCTCTGCTGTTTCTACGCCGTGGCCGTCTCTCCAGCCTACGGCCGTATATCCCAGCGCCAGCAGAAAACCGTGGTAAACGCTGCTCAGCGTGTCTTTTCGCTGCCAGTAGGTGCCGGAGATAATCGAGCTTTGCAGCGCTCCCAGGCAGGCATTCCGTTCTCCCGGCGTGAGTTTCTCCCAGGTCCAGGACTTCATAACGGTTTCTGTGAAGTCTCGAAGTGCGTGATTTTTATTCTGTTTCATTGTGTGATACCTCCGTTTCAGTTTTTTGCGGGGTTCGGACCGCAGGCCCTGGGGCCTCCCGCATTAACGGCCCGCGGATCCGGGCCGCCCGTCTGCGTTAGTCTGCCAGAATTCGCGCCGTTTCGATCAGATTGTTTTTGATCCAGTCGGCGTCATTCAGAAGATCCCGGATTGATTCAGGGACGCCGTTTTTGCCGCGTGACTCGATCCACATTTCCGCGTGTTCGTCGGCGTCAAAGTCTTCCGCGTATTCCTGAAACGCTTTGATGAATCCGGCGGGCGTTCCGTCGTGCCAGATGGTAACAATCAAGTCTTCACCTTCCGGGGAATAGCTTTCTAACTCGTTGCAGGTCTCGCCGTTGTGCTTTGACGTGCTGGCAATTTGCCAGTCGCAAGACTCCAAAAGATGCTTGATCTGTTCAAATGTTTTCATGGTTCAGTTTCCTTTCTGTTCAGTTTTTTGCGGGGTTCGGACCGCAGGCCTTGGGGCCTCCCGCATTAACGGCCCGCGGATCCGGGCCGCCCGTCTGCGTTTTAGTGCTCGTGACAGTACGTTGTCTCGCCGGCGATGCATCCGCGGTGTGCGTCCTTGCATACGTCGCAATTGCCTGGGCAGTAGTGCCCGGCGGGCTTGTGCTCGTCGTCTTTGAACACGACGGAGAATTCCGGGAACCCGTACGGGTTAACCATCGGCATCCCGCGCCATTCGGAGAACATGATTGACAGGTTTTCCGGGATTGCTACGCGGCCGCCGCGGGTCCTGCAATACTCGTTGACAACTGCGTAATTTTTGGTATAGGTCCAAAACATAAAGTCCGGATGTGTTCGGGCGATATCGACCATGCGGGCCAGGTAGTCGGTATCGAGGATATCGCCGGCCACGTGCCAGCGGAAAAACTTGTGCGAGCGGCGCCGGCTGATTGCGTCATCAATGCGGCGGAAATACTCGGCCCGGTCCTCGAGTAGTAAGGCAGTGTTGCGGGCTCGAGCGTCGACAACGTTTTTATATTGCAGGCATGCTTTGATATCATAGCAAAACATTTTACACTTGCTGCAGTTGGCGCAGGTGAGGACCGGCGCAATTGATACATTCATAACGCGGCCGATCTTGCGATTGCCTGCGCTGATGCAGATTTTCACGGCGTCGGCACCCTGGCCGCGGATGATAGCGCGGTAACTGTTGGTTGCCTCGTGCAGGTCGTGCACTGCCTTTTTAACGCTATTCAGTTTATACATGTTTTTTGATCCTCCTCGAATTGAATCAGGTTGTGTTAACCCTGTATTTGTGCTTAGAATAGCACTGTTAACCCTGTATTTCAATTCGCGGATTATATGAAATGTTAACCCTGTATTTGTGCATAATGTACAGTGTTAACCCTGACACAATATAAATAAGAAATGCCCGCTTTCGTGGGCATGTCGTGGAATGTCGGTATACTTCGGTGGTATTGTGTAAACTAGAAATGCAAGCCCAGGAAGGGAGGCGGCGCGGATGGATGAAGAGAATGTGACCAAAGTCACAAAACAAGAGGGATTCAAGGCTAAATCTTTCGAGGAGTCACAAGGCCGATTTGCTCGGGACCCTGCCGCCGCGAGCGCTGCCGGGAAGGTCGGAGGCGTGAAGGGCGGCGAGACCCGGCGCCGGCGCGGAGCTTTGCGCCGAGCGGCCCAGGCCCTTTTAGAGATTTCCCCCGACCGACTGCCGGGCGCGGAGGACCTGGCCGAGGCTTTGAGGCTGGCCGGCATCGAGGGCGCCACGATGGCCGACGCTTTGACCCTGGCGCAGATGATGAAGGCGGCGCGAGGTGATACAGAGGCATACCGCGCCATTAGAGACACAAGCGGCGAGCGTCCGGCAGATCAACTGCATGTCATTCCCGGCGAGGTGATCGACGCGGACAGCGTGGCCGAGCTATCCGACGAGGAACTCGCGCAACTGGCCGCAGAGCAGGCGGCGCCGGCCCTTCCCGAGGCGGCCGACGTTGCACAAGGTGTTGCACCCGGCGAGGCGGCCGGCCCGAAGCTCATTTGATATCAACGCCTACAGGACAAGGGACCCCATGTTATAACAGCATAGGACCGGCGGCCGATACAATATAATGGAGCGCCGGCCGGCCGCGGCCCGTAACCTCCAGGCGGCCCGGCGGCCCCGGCCCCGCCCTGCAGATGAGGAGAGAACACCCTCCCACCCTTGGAGACAGTGCCAGAGGGGGAGGGGGCCCCAGGGACCGGACCGGGGGCACCCCCGCGCCCAGGTGGCGGGGCCCCATGCGCGAAAATTTTGGTGGAAAAATACCTTTGTAACCATTTTGTAACTTTTATACGCGGTCATGGTGTAGCGGTAGCACAAGGGACTTTGACTCCCTCGGTGTTGGTTCGACTCCAGCTGACTGTGCCACGTGCTTCATTTTGGTTGCTTTCATATGGCACCTCCTTTCGTTTACGCCCCACGACGGTTGCGCGGTCCGGGTTACCCCCCGCGTTGGGATGCGACAAATCGTGCCGGTGAAAATCCGGCATTAATGAAACGGAGAGCTTCATGGATACAAAGAGAATCGGCGACATTACCGAACTGGAAGTTCTGACTTATATCACGAAATTGGGATATCAAGTTTCGGTGCCATTTGGCGACAGGGAGCGCTACGACCAGATATGGGACATTGGCGGCAGGCTCCTTCGTGTTCAGATTAAGACTGCACATGGGTGCGAAGACTGGATAAGATTCGCTTGTTCTTCTACGCATCGGATTAACGGGAAGTGCGCCAAGGCAAAATACACGACCGAAGACGTTGATTTCTTTGCAACTTTCTGGGACGGTAAGTGCTATATCGTCCCGGTAAGAGATGGCATAACCGACGTGACGATACGATTCTCCACTCCGATTAACGGGCAGAAGAAAAACATTCGTTTCGCGAAGGACTGCGAAGCTGGTATCGTTCTTCACAATCTCCTCCAGTAGGAGGACGTTACAGCCACATACGAAAACACGCCCCAGTGGCCCAGTGCCACCGGAGCGTGTTGTATTTTACCTACATTATTTACATCCAAAAGGGCGCTGAAATGGACGAACTACAGATTATCAGACGAGAACAGGCGCGTAGGGAACTGGCCCGGCGGCACTTTGCCGATTACCTCTCCTATGTACAAGGCCCCACGTGGATCAAGACTCGGTTCGCATCATTCCTTGCCCAGACCGTGGAGCAGTTCATAGAGACCGATACTGGCCACGCATATGACATCTTGGTAATCAACACCCCTCCTCAGCACGGCAAGTCGATGACGGTCACTGAGTCCCTGCCGTCTTGGGTACTGGGCAAGCACCCGGACTGGCGTGTGATCGTGGCCGCGTACAACGACGACTTGGCCGGACGGTTCATGAGGCGCAACAAGCAGAAGATCAAGGAGCGCTGTGACAAACTGTTCGGCATTCGTATCGGTGAGATTGACCGGGCAGATACCATCGAGCTCGCGGCCCCGCATAAGGGCGTCATGTTGTCCCGTGGTATTCGCTCCGGTATCACTGGCAACCCTGCGGAGCTCATCATCATCGACGACCCGATCAAGTCCCGTGAGGAGGCGGACTCCGACACGTGGCGGCAGAAGGTCTGGGAGGAGTGGCAGAACAGCATCAAGTCCCGTCTGGCCGCTGGGGCGAAGGTCATCGTTATCATGACCCCGTGGCACGAGGACGACTTGGCCGCACGTATTCTCCAGACCGAGCAGAACGCGACACTGATCCGACTGCCGGTCGAGGCCGAGGAGGACGATCCCCTTGGCCGCGAGCCCGGTGAGCCCCTGTGCCCCGAGCTCGGTAAGGACGCGGCGTGGCTGGCGGACTTCAAGGCCTCCTATATTAACGATCCACAGGGCGGTCCAAGAGCTTGGACGGCCCTTTACATGTGCTCCCCGCGAGTCGAGGGCGGTAACCTTATCCGCCGCGAGTGGTGGCGCACGTATAAGCCCACCGACGAAGACTGGTACGGTACGCAGATCATCTCCGTGGACGCTACGTTCAAGAAGACGGACACGAGTGACTACGTTGCCATCACGGTATGGGGTAAGCGCGGTCAGAACTATTACCTCCGGTACTGCCTGAACAAGAGGATGACATTCTCTGAGACGCTACAGGCGATCCGGGCTACCCGGGCCCTGTACCCTATGGCGATGGCGGTACTGATCGAGGACAAGGCCAACGGCTCCGCGATCATCGACGTGCTCCAGCGGGAGATGTTCTGCATCGCGATCAACCCGCACGGCGGTAAAGAGGCCCGTGTCAACGCGGTCCAGCCTGCCATCGAGAGCGGCCACGTGTTCCTGCCTGAAGGTGCGCCGTGGCTCGCGGACTACATCGACCAGTGGTGTGCATTCCCCGCCGGAGCACACGACGACATGGTGGACAGTTCGACGCAGGCGTTGGGCTACCTGCTGTTCTCGTCCGGTGCGGCATTACCTACTGCGCAACCGGAGAAGGAGGACAGCTGGCTCAACGGGTTCGACGACATCCTCGCCGATACCAACACCCTGTTCGATCCTTACGGGGCGTATTGAAAGGAGATAGCTATGACCTTTATTTACGGTTTCCTCGGTGCCATCTTGGCACTGGGTGTATTTGCTACCGGTGCCGTTTGCGGCTGGCGCATGAACGAGAAAATGCGCGAGAAGAAGGCTGTGATCGCCGAGCAGCAGGTGGGCGAAGAGGAGCGACGCAGGCTCAAGGCCGAGCAGGACGCGTTCCGGCAGCTCATCAACTATAACACCTCCGTGGCGTATGGCCCGGACATCAACGAGTACTTGAACCCAGAGGAGAGTGAGGCGGCGTCATGAGTGACATGCTCAAGAAAGACGAGAACGACATCACTACGGCGTGGCAATACTACGAGCTCGGGCGGTCCTACAACAACAGCCTCGCGCCCAGCCAATACACCGTAGTCAATACGAATATCGAGTTCTTCACCGGCAACCAGTGGCGCAACCTGCCCCAGACGAGGGCGATGGCGGCGCTTCCGAAGCCGGTGTTTAACATCATCAAGCGCGTGACGTCTCTGTTCGTCGCGGCCCTGACCTCCAGCGGCATCGCGGTCCGGTACGAGCCCCTGAGCTACTACGGATTGACGACCGAGCAGGAGCAAAAGATGGACGGCATCGACCCCAGTGAGTACGCCACCGCTGAGGTCTCCAACCTGTTCGACAAGTTCAAGATGGAGTACCGCATCCGGCAGGCCCTGTTCGACGGTGCCCAGACCGGAGACTACTGCGCCCACTTCTACTGGGACCCCGACGCCATTCCCTATGGCGGCGCGTTCGGCCCGTATCGCGGCGAGATCCAGATGGAGATGGTGGACGGCATCAACGTCATGTTCGGCAACCCGAACTCCAGAGACGTTGAGCGCCAGCCCTACATCATCGTCGTAGGCCGCGAGACGGTTGGCGCACTGAGACGGGAGCTTAAGCAGTGGCAGAAGCAGTACGGCCACAAGTCCAAGGCTCAGATCGAGATGGACTGCGAGCAGATCGTCCCGGACAGCGACAACACCTATCAGGCGGGCATCGGCGGTAAGCACGAGCTCGCGCCGGATGACGTCCGGACCGGCAAGGCCTTGTACGTGTACCTCTACACCAAGAAGCGCGTTTACAAGGACGTGCTGGACGACAAGGGCAACCCGGTCATGGAGCCGGTGCTGGACGACAAGGGCGAGCCGATCCAAGAGAAAGATGAGAACGGCGTCCCGATCGTCGGCGCGGATGGCGAACCGGTCTATAAGATGAAGCCCGCCAAGAAGCTCGTGACCTCTGTGCACGTCACAAAGGCCACCAAGACGGCGGTCATCTTCGAGGATGTAGACACAGGTCTGACGCGTTATCCGATCGCTTGGGGCAACTGGGAGCACCAGAAGAACCAATACCACGGCAGAGCGCTGGTCACCGGCCTCATCCCCAACCAGATCTTCATCAACTCCATGTTCGCGATGGTCATGCGCCACCTCCAGCTGATGGGCTTCCCGAAGACGATCTACAATCAGGATCTCATCGGCCAGTGGAACAACGAGGTCGGTCAGGCCATCGGCGTCCGTGGTCTCCAGCCCGGTCAGGCGATCGGCCAAGTGGCCGCGAACCTCCAGCCCGGCGACATGTCCGCCCAGATCATCTACGCCATTGACAAGGCGATGGAGTACACCAAGGAGTGTATGGGCGCGACCGACGTCCAGATGGGCGCGGTCAAGCCGGACAACACCTCCGCCATCATGGTCCTCCAGTCCAACGCCGAGGTCCCGCTCGAGAACACCCGTGCTCTGATGTACGAGTGGGTCGAGGACGTCGGCCACATTCTGCTCGACATGATGGGCGCGTACTACGGCGAACGCCCGGTCGTGCGCGAGCGTGAGTTCGATGAGCCGGTGATCGGCTCGGACGGTAACCCGACCCTTGATCCCATGACCGGCCAGATGATGACGCAGAAGGTCACGCGCAAGGTGGCCGAGATCTTTGATTTCTCCAAGCTGAAGAACTACTGGTGCAACGTCCGCTGTGACGTCGGTGCTACGACCTACTTCAGCGAGATCGCAATGGTCCAGACGCTCGACAACCTGCGTCGTGAAGGCACCCTCGACATCATCAACTACCTCGAGCGCATCCCCGACAAGCTCGTGCCGAAGAAGGCCGAGCTCATCGCTACGCTCAAGGATCAGGCGCTCGCGGCCCAGCAGGCCCAAGGCACTGTCGCCGGTTCCAACGCCCCGCCCGTTACGATGGGCGGCGGCGGTTCCGGTGCGCCCGGCGGCCCCGTGGCCGGGGGCGAGCTCGACACCCTGAAGCGTGTCCAGAACATGCCGGAGGGGATTCAGGAGCAGTGGAATGATCTCCCGAGTAAAGTCCAGCATGCCGTGATGAAGTCCGGCGCTGGCGACATGCAAATCTGATGCAACCCCGGGATGCCGGGTTTGTAAATACACTTTTCAACTTTCTCACCATGAAAGGAGAAACACAATGTCCGATATGGAAAACGAAGTGATGATGGATGGCATCGACGATGGCCCGATCCTCCCGGAAGGCTGGACGGAGGACATGGACATCTTTGCCGACGAGGAACCGAGTGTTCTCGACTCCCTCGCGGACGACGCACCCGACACCACGCCCGCTGAAGAGACGGAAGCTCCTACCACAGAGCAACCGGGGGCCGAAGCGGAAGACGCGGCAACTGGCGAGGAGGCTCCTACCACAGAGCCAGAGACGCAAGAGGCGCCCGTAAACACCAAGCTCCGGTTCAAGGCCAAGGTCGACCACAACGACGTTGACGTGGAACTGGACGAAGCCGACCTCCCGACGATCTATCAGAAGGCACAGGCAACTGACCGTGCGCAGAACAAGCTCGGCGCGTACAGCAAGACGGTGGATTTCGCCGACAAGCTGGCTGTCGCTATGGGCTACAGTGGCCGCGATGAGATGTTGCAGGCAGCCGCGGAGAACTACCGCAACAACATGTTGCAGGAGCTCCTCGACAGCGGTACGCCCCAGAGGATCGCCGAAGATTATGTCAATCGCCATATGGCCGGAATGGACACCCTTTTGGCCGAGCAGCCGGTGGATGCACCGACGCCAGAGCCCGCCCCCGTGGCCACTCCACCCCAGCGCGATTACACCGCCGAGGCCGGTGAACTGCTGAGTATCAGGCCCCAGCTTCGCAACCAACAACTCCCTGACGAAGTGATCCAGCTGGCCGCTTCCGGGAAGACACTGAAGGATGCGTATCTGGAGTATGAGGCGAAGCAACAGACAGCCGAAACCGAACGACTCCGCAAGGAGAACCAAATCTTAAAACAAAATGCGGAGGCGGCGGCTCGTGCTCCCGTTGCCGGAACTGCCGGTGGCGGTTCTACGAACCAGAAAGCCGAAGACCCATTCCTTGTGGGCTTCAACTCTGATTACTACTAAGCACAGCCCCAGCACCTCCGCCAAGGCATAAAGAGAAAGGAATGATACTATGCCTATTGGTGGCGGCAAGAATCTTGCCTCTAAGTATTCCAAGGTCATTGACGAGCGCTTCACCCGCGAGTCTCAGGCCATGCTCGCTCTGAGCAACAACTATGACTTTACCGGCGTTCAGACGGTCAATGTCTACTCCATCCCGGTCGTCCCCCTGACCGACTATCAGCGTTCCGGTCTCCAGCGCTACGGCACCCCGGATGACCTCCAGCGCAACGTGCAGTCCATGACGGTCACTAAGGACCGCGCCTTCACCTTCATCATCGACAAGGGCGACAAGCTCCAATCCGAAATGGTGATGGACGCCGGAAAAGCAATCCAGCGGAACCTCCGCGAAGTCTGGATCCCTAGAGCAACTTGGGGATTGGCTCAGTAATGAGTTCTGGTAAACGTCCTTAACTGCTGGAAACCCCTAACGTAAAGTCGAGGGCAATCAGCAAGGAAGGGTTCAATACAATCAGTAACACTAGAGAGGAGTTACGTTATATGGAACAGTGGAAAGAGATTTCTGGTTATGAAGGTCTTTACGAGGTCAGCGATTACGGCAGAGTCCGAAGCATGGATTGTATCGTTAAGAGCAGTTCTCGCAACGGCGGTCTCCGTCGCAGACCATCGAAGATCTTAAAACAGAACCAGAAAAAGAACGGTTACTTAACGGTTGACCTTTGCAAAGACGGCAAGGTCAGGTCAACGCTTGTACACAGGCTGGTGGCGACAGAGTTCTGCCCTCAATTAGAGGGGCGGGATCAGGTGAATCACATAAACCTCAACAAGCAAGACAACCGAGCAAGTAATCTGGAGTGGTGTACTTGCCTAGAGAATGTACGCCACGCACATGAGAATAACGCCATCTCTCCGAGTTCACTACGCAAAGATATAATGTGCGTAGAAACGGGAGAGATTTTTCATGGCAGTTATCAAGCGGCAGAATGGGTAAACAGCCAACGCGGATTCACAGGGAACATCCCGGTTATGTCTCGAAGGATTCGCGGAGCGGCTACCAAGTACACAAAGACCGCTTATGGTTTCCACTGGACCGATGTGTTGAACCAACCTTCAACGACTATCCCGAAAGGGAGTACACCCAAGCGGGTGGAAATGGGACGCCCCCAGTAAATGGGGTGAAGATATAGTCTGATCTACATAGAAATATGTAGCAGGTACTTTGAGTACCGGGTACGGCGTAGCGAACCGTACTGAACAATTCGGAGTTTGACTCTTATGTTTTCAAGACCCTCGCCGACGCGGCCATCAACAACGGTGCTTATGACAGCACCGCGGCCACCAAGAGCAACGCTTACGAGCTCTTCCTGAAGGGCATGGAGCGTCTGGGCAACTGCAACGTCCCCGATCAGGGTCGCGTTGCTTTCTGCTCCTATGGCTTTGCCAACCTGCTCAAGCAGGACTCCTCCTTCATGCGCTACGGCGACCAGAGCCAGCAGATGCTCATCAAGGGCGTCATCGGCGAAGTCGATGGTTGCAAGATCGTGAAGGTCCCCTCCAGCCGTCTGCCTGCTGGCGCGGCCTGCATCATCACCCACCCCGTGGCCGCTACTGCTCCGAAGCAACTCGAGGAGTATAAGATCCACGACAACCCTCCCGGCATCTCCGGTTGGCTCTGTGAGGGTCGCTTCATCTACGACTGCTTCATTCTGAACGAGAAGATCGACGCTGTGTACTTCATCGGCGGCCAAACCACCCTGAAGCACATGAACGTCATCACCGCGGCTGGCGGCGGCACCACCAAGGCGCAGGTCGTCTTCGAGCCGGGTCAGCTTGACTCCAATGGTGCCAAGTGGTACGCCATGTCTGCCGTGAACGCCTCCGGCCTGACTGCGGTCACCCCGGGTACTGCGATCACCACCTCCGGCTGGACTGAGCTGTCTGGCTCTGGCGCGATCTATACCGCCAGTGCGGCCACGCACAAGTACATCCGCGTGATCGAGGTCGACTCCGCGGACAAGCCCATCGCGATGGGTGACTCCGTGCTGAACCTCGGCTAATCCCCAACCCTAAAGAAGCCCTCCTCGTGGGGGCTTCTTTTTGTATACCGGGTGCAGATTTGCGGCAGGGCAAAGATGATGGCTTTTCCATCCCACCGCATCCTGTTCGTGGTTTGATTCCACGACCCGGTTTCAACTATTAGATAAAGGAGCGTGAACCGCTTTTGAATTACGGACAAGTACGCGATGAATCGCTCAAACTCTTCAACCAGTATTCCCTTGCGGGAACGCCGATTGATGGAACGTACAACAATCAAGCGGACTATCTGCGCCGCATCCCCGGTCTGATTGATTCTGCGATGTGGGAGATCTCCTCCGGCCCCAGACGCATTCAAGAGTACAAGGAGCTTCGGCTCGACCCGACCCGTGACTACATGGGTATGCCGACCTATAAGTTGCCGGATGACCTGATGGACATCGTACCGGGCGGTCTTCTGGTCGTGGAGCATCCGAGGGAACAGCCTGCTCTGGACAGCGGCTATATGCGCCCGGACGAGCACCACATCATCTTCCCGAAGCGCGGCAAGCACTTCCACGGCAAGGTCTTCCTCCTGTACTACCGTTCTCCTCGCTCCATCATGGACTGCAAGAACGGCGCGGAGTGTCCTATCACGGGAGGCACTTGCGACTGTGAGGACGGGGAGTACGGTCAACCGCCCGATTGCGCTGTGCTCGACAACACACCTGAGACCCATGTGCCGATCCCGTACTATGTCGCGGCGCATCTGCTTCAGGGCGAGGACAACTTCTGGTACGCGTCTCTTTATAATGAATGGCGCACCAAGCTGGAGTTCCTTGGACAGGCCCCGCAACCGCATCGGCATACAGTGGACGATGTGTACAACCTCGACCACGTCTTCGATTGGGGTGAGTATTAATGGGACGCTATGGAATGGCAGGCGATCACTATCGCCAGTCTGGATATGTCACCCTACAAGATGTTCCCGATCCCAACCGTGAATATGTCGAAACCTTCCAGAACCTCACCGGCGGCATGAACCGCTTCGATCTGGACTACCGGCTGAAGGGCAACGAGTCGCCGTTCATGCAGAACATGAGTTGGCACAACGGTACGCTGACTTCGAGGTTGGGGCAGGTGGAGAAGTGGCAACTGGAAAAGGAGAGCGCTTATCCCGCAGAGAGCCTTGAGGTTATTTCAACTTCCCAGTTCCTTTTCAATGGATGGCTACTCATCCAAGCGACCGACACGCTTTATGCACTGAAGATTGAAGCTACTGACTCCGGCGACACTGCCTACGAACCCGGAGATCTGTATGCCGTGTGGCCATCTGGAGATGAATGGCCGCAGAGTCCCGGCGTGTTCTTCCGTTACAGAGAGGACGTGTTCTTCAAAGGCAAGGGCGTTTATACCCGAATCTTTTGTACCCATCACGGCAGACCTATAGCTGATGGTCAGACTGTCGATGGTTTTGTTCCGACTATCTTTATTGATGCAGACCCGGCAACGGGCGCAGGCTTGGAATACCAGAAAGAGAATCGACTCAGTAACGCTAAGAAGATTATCTACAGCGTCACTGCGGCGAACACTCTGGAATACCACCTACCTGTTACGGAAGTCAGCATGGAGGGACTACAGGCCTATCTTGGTACGGATGTCACGGCACAGTATGACCTCGACCTTACCAGAATGAATATCAGTGAGGACGGCTTGACTCTGATCGACGGCATCGTCTTTCTCCAGACCGCTCCCCCTGTGGATTCCAAGCTGACTATCTTCTACCGCAAGGACAACGACGGCGCGTATAGCAGTCTCATGGACTCCACGACAATGACGGTCTTCGGCGGCGCACAGGAACTCTGCGTTGTTATGGGCGGCCCCGATGCACAGCCCAACGCCTACTTCTGGTCTGGTAATAACGGCATCGTCATGGACCCGACGTACTTCCCGATGAACCAGTACAACCTCGCGGGGGATAACGACGATCCAATCGTGGCATTCGGCAAGCAACAGAATATGCTCGTCATCTTCCAACCCCACGCCACGGGTCGCGCGGTCTTCGGCACTGAGACTCTGGACGGTCTGGTGCAAGTCACCATGAACTACACGCGCATCAATGCGGAGATCGGCTGTGACCTGCCGGGCAGTCTTCAACTCGTGGAGAACAACCTCGTCTGGTGCAATCGGCGCTATGGCGTGTGCAGGCTGAAGGACTCCAGTGCCGCCTACGAGAACAACATCGTGCAGATCAGCCGCAAGATCAACGGCGACTACAGGCTCGACGGTCTGTTGGAGCAACTAAAATCAGTCGCAGACGACGAGGTGCATTCGGTCGATACCGGCAAGCGGTACATCCTCACGCTCGGTACGGATGCCTATGAGTGGAACTACGAACTGTCGCAGTACGACAATCCGTCTTGGTTCTTCCATACGAACATCCTCGGCGTGGGCTTCGTGCCTCTGGAGAACGAGGTGCTGTACGAGGTCACGGCGGACGGCAAGGTCGCTACGTTCGAGCCGGTGTTCTCGGACTTCGGCACGACGGCGATTGAGAAGATCTACCGGTTCCCGCCGCGTGACTTCGGCTCGTATGACCGCGTGAAGAACATCAAGTCGATGCTGTTCCAGACTCGTGGCGATTACAAGACGAACACGCAAATCGAGTACCGATGCGACTACGGCAGTCGGGTGGACGCGACGAACCTTGCGGTCATTCCCCCGGCAGGCGCGACGCAAGGCTCCTTTGCGAAGGATTTCCGGCGCAAACCCGGCTACCACAACATCCACCACTTGGGGATTGAACTTTCCAACAACACGGCGGGGGAGGATCTCAACCTCATCTCCGCGCAAATCTTCTATGAATACAGAGGGAGGACGAGATAATGGCAGATTGCAATTGCACTACCGGCAGTCTCCCGATCATCAAACAGGGTGACGCCTATGATGTGCAAGTCTCCCTGACGTTCAATGAGGAGCCGATCGACGACGGCAATCTGGACTTGATCGAGGAGATCGAGTTCACGTTCGGCGATTTGGCTCCTATGAAATTTAACCCCGCTGACATTTACGACACGACCGTCGGCGCATTCCTCGTGCCGCTGACACAGGAGCAGACGTTCGGGCTGGAGGACGGCAAGACCCTCGTGGACTGCCGTGTCCAGTTCCGAGGCGGCGATGTCGTGGGTGTCACCCGTATGATGCGTGTCTTCGTGAGGGATGCGCTGAGTGGAGAGGTGCTGTCCGCAAAGCCCTATCACGACATCACGCCTCCGACTCCGGGCGAGGTCACGGTACTGCCGCTGACGATCACGGAGAACGGGACGTACACCGCGCCGAGTGGCAGGGCATACTCGCCCGTGACGGTGAATGTGCCGCAGAGTGGGGGCAGCGACGTAACAATCGAGCCACTGACGATTACCGAGAATGGAACCTATACTGCTCCCACCGGCAAGGCGTATTCGCCCGTGGTCGTGAACACCCCCACGAGTGACAGCGGCGAAGAAGTGTGGTTCGATGACCGGAATACATATGTGCAGGATTATCTGACTGCAAGTGAAAACTATACCGCCGCGAACCGCTCAACCTTGAGCGTGATTTCACAGTATGCTTCTTCGTCTATTGCGGATCAGGACGCGCCGCGTCCGTTCCTTGGTCGGTACAACCTTAATCCGGGCGAGGAGAACGAGGTCGGCGCGTGGTCGGTTACAACGCTTGGCGACCCGCCTAGAATGCTGAAACTGGAAAACGTCTGGAACGTGCGTGACATTGGCGGCTGGTTGTGTGACGGCGGCAAGGTAGCTTATGGCAAGCTGTTCCGTGGATCAAGACTGAACAATGCGACCACCGCTGACCTTGCACTTCTTGCAGAGGTCGGCATCAAGCTAGACCTTGATATTCGTGATAGCGGCAATGCCGTAAACGGGAACGTTCCAAACGCTGACTATCTCAACGTGCCGCTGACGAATGCTTATGCTCAGATGATTCAGAGCGAGGCAACGGCGGTGGCGAATGCGGTCAAGGCAGCGATGGAATCTATTGTTGCGAACAAGCCTGTTTATATTCACTGCGCTTCTGGTGCCGACCGCACTGGATGCATTTGCGCGATGCTTGAAGCGGTTCTTGGAATGTCGGACGCTGATATTGACAGAGATTTTGAATTGACTTGTTTCAGTGATACCGAAAACCTCACTGGTCATCATCGGAACGGTGACTTGTGGACGGGTTTTTGGGCGGCACTTCCGACAACGCAAGAGAACGCGAAAATGAACGTGGTGAAATTCTTGCGCGACAACGGCGTAACGACAGCGCTCATCAACGCTTTCCGCAGAGCGGCAATTGACGGCAATCCGTCCGATGTGGATATCCAGACGCGAAGCATCACAAACAATCTGACGGGATGCACCACGAGCAACGCTGCGATCTCCGTTGACGCCGGACAGTCCTACTCCGCTACCATCACACCGAACAGCGGCTACACGCTTCTCACGCTCACGGTCACGATGGGCGGCGTGGATATCACTTCGACCGCTGTGGACAACGGCGTGATTACCATCGCATCCGTCACGGGCAACGTGGTAATCACGGCATTTGCCGAAGCGCAGACGAGTTACACGAACCTTGTCAGAACTTCACAGGCGGTTGATAGCACAGCGGTCTACAACAGCATTGGCTACAAGAACGGGTACTATCTTGATTCTGGTGATGCTCACGAATCCCCGAACGCGAATGACTGCATGACCGGTTTGATCCCCTACGAAATTGGATCAAGCGACCCGACGGATGTGCTTTACCTCAAGGGGTACACTGGAGCGGCGGACGCGAGCCACACTAGAATCTGTCTTTGGAAAGCAAATAAAACAGACCGCAACGGCATATACAATGGCTTCTTAGCAAGCACATCTACGCAGAATGTATTCGATGTTGAAGTGCTTGGTACAGGCTATTATAAGCTGACTCCTAAGGCTGGTGTGCATCATAACCACACTTGTGCTTATCTGCAATTCAGCTTCGCCCAGCCGGATGGCGCGAACATCATTATTACCAAAAACGAACCGATTGAGTAAGGAAGTGATTTAATTGGCAGATAACATTGTAGGCGCTGAGCTTACCGCATCGCTCGACGAGGCGAAGATCCTTGTCATGCAGGGCATGAAAGGCAAGGACGGCAAGAGCCTCCGCGTCAATGAGGCCGGGCATATTACCTACTGGAACGACGAGACGCAGCAGTGGGTGGACACCGGAATCGAGGCAGAGGGCGTACCGGGTCCCGAAGGCCCTGCCGGTTATTCCCCAGCCGTCACGATTACAACGATCACCGGAGGCCACCGGGTCACGATCACCGACAAGGATCATCCCGGTGGGCAGAGCTTCGACGTGCTGGACGGCGAAGACGGCGACAGCTCCGGCGCTCGGCTGCTGTACTATTTCCCGAACAGCGGAAATATGCAGTGGTACGAACATCCCGGCGACGAGTCTCTTCAGGAGATTACCGGCGAGGGCGTTTCGGATCTGGTGCTCGTGGACGGCTTTGCTGTCTTCGTTTATGAGCCCGGACTTCAGCGCGTGTATCAGCTTACGCAGCTTCCTGACGACAACGGCAGATTGGCAATCTTCATCAGCGAGGGGAATCCGAAGCTCAGGCTGACGATGAACTGGCAGAACAGCAGCGTCACGAAAACGGACATCACCGAGCAGAAGCCGGTTCGGTATTATCGGCACTACACCGCCGCTTCCGGCGTCTTCTCGGAGCATGAGATCGCATATGAGGATGGCGGCAGCGTGCTTGCTGCGGACGGCGAGGATATTGCAAACGCAATCGCGGCGGGGATTCAAGTTGAGATTCTGGATTATCCGCTCAACAACCCGAATGTATATAAACCGGAAGCCATCCTCGCCGGTACGACGGTCATCTTCCGCAGCACGAGCGGTAACGGTACTGTCAGCGGGCTGAATGTCCCGTGGGAGAGCAGCATTGCGGTTCCGTTCACGGCGATCGGCGATATGCCTGCGCCGGGCAGCGGCGATGCTGGCAAAGTCCCCACGGTCAATTCCTCCGGCGGGTATACGCTCCAGACGCCGATCGGCGACGCATTCGAGATTCCCGTCACCAACACTAATGAGGTTTATACAACGACTGCTTCTGCGGCTGAGATCATTGCGCATCGGAAGAACCTTATTGTCACAGGCACAAACTTCGGCACGACTCTCACCTGCGATGGAGTTTCTTTCTCTGGTCCCGATATTATGACATTCTACTTCTCCGCGCGTCAGATCAACTATGGCGGCAACACCGAGTACATCCACAGCATGATTGTCGAGGCGGATACCGTGAACGACACGGTTACTATTACCTGCAAGTTCTTCACCAACAGTCTGACGCCCGATTAATTCAGTAAGGAGTGATTCATTATGATTACGAATATGGGCTACCCCAATGGGTACAAAGGCGCACGGTTCGACTACATGGGTCTGAGTTCCGACACCAAGCCCACGAACACCGAAGACCACCCGATGGAGGTCAACAGCCTGTTCCTCGAACTGGACACGGGCGACGTGTACTACTACGACGGCAGCGACTGGGCGAAAGTGGGTGGATAAGAATGGAGCTTTTTGATATTCTGATGGCGAAGATGCTGTCCGGTGGATCTGGTGGCTCTGTTTCTCCGTCTGATATTGCGGCTGCGGTGGAGGCCTACATGGAGGAGCATCCGGTAGAAGCTACCACGCCACGTATTACAATGACCGCATCCGACACCGCGCCCACGCTTGAGCCGAACAAGCTTTATGTGTTCCCGGAGATGGTGAGCCTCGCGCCTGTGCTTGCGGCTCCTACGGACAGCGCCGTCGCCAACGAGTACCACTTCCTTTTCGAGTCCGGTTCAACTCCTGCCACGCTGACGATACCGGCTGCCATCCGTCAGCCGGACGGATTCACGGTTGATGCGAATCACGTGTATGAAGTGAGTATTCTTGAAAATAATATGCTCGCTACTGGTTGGGCGGTGAGCGGTACATGAGACGCAGAATGATGATGCAAATCAAAAGGGCGTCGAAAACGCTTCGGAATCCTGATGATTTTTTTGTTATTGATGGAGGCGTTAATTATTTCCAAACTAATTTCTGGGTCGAAAGAGATACATCAAGACCAAGACGGAGACGTGGGATATATAGCATCGTTCCAACCGCAAAACCATGCAGAACTAATGGCGACGTAGAATTCGTGCCCTATCCAATCGAGATACCCGTAAACTGTTCAAAAATTAAAAGTGTCACATGGAATATACAAGGCTTGCAATGCATTGTTTTCGCTGCAATATGGGGCGAAACTAATTGGAGTACTACTACAGCAACTATAAATACAGGTTGGCAACAAAACATTGAAAATATTGACCTAGACGGTTCTACACATTTCATGCTTATGTTTCGTGTTGATGACAATAATAGCGATTTTAATTCATCTACAACCCCGACATCTGTTATTGTTGAATTTGAGTGAGGTGATATAATGCACTATGCAAAATTAATCAACAATCATCCGTATTATGCACCGCGCAGGCTCCTCATCGGCAGCGCGTGGGTGTACAATCCCACGGACGCACAGCTTCTGGCGGAGGGATATCTCCCCGTCATCGAAACCGAGCCGCCCGAGACGGACGAGCGTCACTACGCCGAGCCGCACTGGGCGGAGGAGAACGGACAGATCGTGCAGTCGTGGAAGGTCGTGGAGATTCCCCGTGATGATACGGCAGATAAAGCCGAAGCCTACGACATTCTCATGGGGGTGAACGCATGACACCGCAGGAAAAAGCCCGTCAGCTTAGACCGATGATCGTCAAGGCGAGTGCAAGCCTGAGTGACGAGGACGCGCTTGGCGCTGTTGAACTGTTCAAGGCGTGGGTGGCTGATACTGCCTACGCAGTGGATGAGCGCATCAGATACGGTGACAAGCTGTACCGTTGCGTACAGGCTCATACAAGCCAAGCCGATTGGACTCCCGACACGACTCCTGCGCTGTGGACGGAGGTTGCGCTTCCCGGCGATGGCACGACCCCGGACAAGCCCATCGCCTATAACAACATGGCTCTGGAGCAGGGCAAATACTACGCGCAGAACGGCATAGTTTACCGCTGTATCAGAGACACGATTAATCCCGTCTATAACAATCTCGCTGATCTGGTTGGGATTTATGTGGAGGTGTATGAACCGTGAGCAAAGTAGCAAAACCGCCTATCAACGTGCTCCTCGCGCATCCGACAAACACATGGAGCCGATGGGTCAAGATCAATGGCCAGAGCGTTTTCCTTGATTTTGAGAACATCGTGCTCCACTACGTCGGCGCGGTGAGTACGGCGAAAGATAACGCGGTCTATTTGAACCGCGACCCGAACCTTGGATGGAGCGCTCACTTCTTCGTGGACGAGCACGAGATCTGGCAGAGCGTTTCCCTTGACCGCGCCGCCGGACACTGCGGCGTGGACTACAGCGGCGGCAAGGCTCCGTTCCAAGCCCCGTATGTCAACAAGAAATCCATCGGCATCGAAATGTGTTGTAAGAAGGACTCCAAGGGCAACTGGTACATCGAGCCTGAGACCGTCACGCGCACTGTGGCTCTGGTCAAGTGGCTGATGCAGGAGTTCAATATCCCCATCGACCGCGTCGTGCGCCATTATGATGTCTGTTGGAAAACCTGCCCCGAACCGTGGGTGCGCGATCCGGCGCAATGGCAGAACTTTAAGAAAAGACTCACCGAAGAGAAAGAAGAGGAAGAAGAAATGCAGAGATTCAAAACTGTGGCAGAGATGCCCGCTCATTATCGCAAGGACGCGCAGAAACTCGTTGATCTCAAGATCATCCGTGGTCGTGCGCCGGACAACCTCGACGTGACCGAAGACATGGTGCGCTGTGCCATTTGGTTTGGCCGCATGACCGGCGTGATTGAAGAGGAGGAGCAGAAATGAACGAGAAAGAATTCACTTCCTTCTGCAAGGCGCTCGTTCGTGATTACACAAACGAGCATCTGGACAAGGCTGACGACGTGCAGATCACCGAGGACGATGTGTTCATGGTCTGGTGCTGCAAGACGCTCCAGAACAACAAGGCTCTGCTGTCCACGACCCTGTTCGACGGTATGTACTACGAGGTCACATTCAACGGCGATAAGCAGGAAGCCTACCTCGACGCCTACAAGAAATTCGAGAACCGGCGCGTTCCGTTCTATGCGCCGTCCGCGAAGGAGGGGGCGTGATGGACGTGAACTGGCAATATTTTGTTGAGAACTTCCAATTCGTCTCCTTGTTCTGGGCATTCACTCTCCCCGTGGCTCTGGAGGTCATTGACTTCCTGACTGGCTACATCAACGCCTGCATCAAGGGCGAGAGGAACAGTGCTGTCATGCGTAAGGG